CTGGCCCTCGCGTGGGGCCAAAATTTTGGCCCCACCCCCGGCCAACGGCTGAGGGCAGGGCCTATGGTGCGGTGCAGCTACCGCAGCGCGGGATCAGAACGACCGACGCGTCGGTGCGACGTCCGAGAGCATGATCTGCAATGCGCCATCGAAGCGTGAGGCCACAATGCGGGCTTGCTTGCCCTTGGGGATCTCGAAGCCCTCGGCCACGGCACAGGTGAGGAGCAGGTCGCTCATGTCCCGCATGGTGGCGCGGTGGCGTTCGATCTCGTCTTGCATGTCGGCGTAGGCAGTCATGAAGTCCTGAGACTTGCCTTTGGGATTGATGGCGATGTATTCGTTCTGGGACTTGGCCATGTGATGCTCCATGTCGCGGCCTGTGGCGGAATGCCTGTGGCCTCGGCGACCCACACAGCATCGCACATTGGTCGGGCTCGGTCAATTCACAAAATCGTGATCGCGGTCACAAAATCGTGACTTGACGCCGGATCGCCGTTCGGCTATCATCGCGGTGTGGCCAGCCAAAGGCCACACTCACACATGGAGCCCGACACCATGCACCATTACAATCACCATGTCTCCACATACCGCAAGTGGCTCAGGGCCATTGGCCTCACCTTGGGCTATCGTACCTGCTAACCTGCACCTAGGTCATCTCACGTTCCCCTCAAGGTCCTCACATACTCTCATACCACTACCCCGGGCAGGCAGCCAAGGGCTTGGGTCTGGGTCTCGTCTAAAAAAAAAAATCCTGATGAACATAGACCTAGACCCAGACCCAGAGCCGGGCTACCCTAGGTGTGGTATGAGGGTATCAGGGGACCTTGAAGGGAATGGCAGGTGACGGAGACAGTGGCTGAGGGCAATACCTGCGGCCACAGACCTGCCAATGGCGATTTCACTCGCGATTTGCGTTGACAAATGTGGCGCGGTGTGGTATAGTCTGAGGACACAATGGAAGAGGGAAGGGCCATGAGCACCATAGATCAATTGATGGATACATTAGATACACACAAGCCTGATTGGTGGATTGAGTATGCCACACAACAGGAGTTGATTGAGTGTGTGCGCAGATGCACTGATGGGCGCAGTGGCACAGTTGAAGGCAAGCTTGCCTTGCGAAAGAGCGTGTTAAGTCGATTGATGCCTGCAATAAACGCGGGGTTTACTGAGGCACTTAGATAATGCCTCGCAAATCACGCCCTAACCCACCAGTGTTGAAGGTGGAAAGCCTCTCGGATGGCAGGTCAGTGGCTGCACCATTGATTGATGATTTCACCGGCGAAGCCATAATGCCAGTGGGTGCACCAATGCCTAAGGCTATGCGTAGTGCGCAAGAGATCATTGATGAAGGTCATAGGGCCAAGGCCACAGTGGCTGCACAGTTGCTAACCTCAGTGGGAATACTAAAGCCAAAGGCCGAAAGCCCACAGGATGGCAGGCTGTCCCTGCCATCTGCACGCCCATGTACAGACCGACTTGCGTATCATAAAAGGAAGTGGAATAGGGTTGTGGTAAAGGGCGAAGCTACGGTCGCTCAGCCTGCCATCCCTAGGCCAGTGACAGTCCCCGCAGGGGTTCGCTCCGAAGGCAGTGGGTGTACACTCATTACACTTAAGACAACAGAATGGAGACGGATATGAAAGTGGCCACTACAATTCCAGCGGGCAATGTGTTCACCATCACTATGGGTGAGTACAGCGATTACAATGTGGACGGCGTCTATATGGCTGTGGTTGATATTGAGCCTGACGCGCTATTGAAGCAGTGGCTGAGTGAACACCCTGAGCAGACAGAGAGCTATAGGTTTGAGCACAGTAAATTTCTGCTTCGGCTTCTTACACAGAACGTAATGAAGCTCATGCACAGCTTCGAGTGGCACATTACCGATTACAGCTCATGGAGTGAAATGACCTTGCACGAGACTGAGGACTAAGCTCGGCTCCCAAAGCCGTACACTGATTACACTCACCATTGACACTTCGGCAAGGGCGCAGACTAGCGCAGGCCAAATGGGATTGTACTCCGAGATAGCAGCAGCGCATGCTTGTGTGGATGTCCTTAACCAGACTGTCAACACCATACAGGCTTTCCGAGTTGACACGAAGGATAAGCTGTCTGCTATCGCGGCGTGCAATCCCGCACGATTAACCACCCAAAGACCCATCAGAGGTAGGGACAATGCTAGAGCGATACAGTGCCCGCAGGGCTTCGGCCCCCAAGCGCTAAAGGCTCTTTCAATCCTTATGATCCTCGTTAATGATGTGGTAGTGATGGTTCTACCCAAGAGGCACTAGCTTATGAGTGACCTAAGCGAATACGCCAAGGCCATTGCCGAAGGCACCTACGTTCCCGATCCTGACAAGATCATGGCCATTCCGTTGAAGAACGGCGCGGGCAGTGTGGACGTGGATGTCCGGTTCCTTCCCGACGACGTTTACCGCGAAGCCCTCCTTCAGGGCCTCAAGGTAATCGCCGAACGGGCAATGTCCAAGATCACCAAAGAAGCCTACCCCGACGAAGCCGAACGCCGCGGCGCCATCAAGGCCAAAGCCGAAGCCAACGTCGAGGACATGTACGCTGGTAAGGTGAAAATCACCGGCGCAGTTGCCGTGAAGAAAGCCTCTGGTGCGGTCATGACGGAAGCCATGCGCCTCGCTAGGAACTTGGTCAAGGACGCCATGAAGGCGAACAAGATCAAGATCTCCACGGTCAAAGCCAGTGACATCACCGTGGCGGCCAAGGCCCTGATTGCGAACGATCCGTCGATCGTGACCACGGCCGAAGCCAACCTTGCCAAGCGTGCGGAGACGCCTATCAAGATCGACATTGCTTCGTTGATCAAGGCCGATCCCGAACTGGTGGCCAAGGCAGAAGCCAAGGCGGCCAAGGCAAAGGCTGACAAGCCCTTGTCCAAGACCCAAGCGGGGAAGGTTGCCCCGAGGGCGAAGGCCAAAGGCCCTGACGCAGCAGTGGCTGCCAAGATGACTCAAGGTGTGACACACGGCCACACCGCGCACTAAGCCATAAGGCAAAGTATCCACAGTGAGTAATGGGAACCCACCGAAGCAGTACGCAAGACACGGTTAAATGAGTGTGTGCCAAATCACTCTCCGTTGATCTACTGCCTACGGTTCGAATAGCCTAGGATCACTGTGGACTTGAGGGTGCGCCCTCACCTACCTACCTAATTGAGTGTTCCCCAAGTGAGAAACAGAGCCGCCCTAAGCCTTAACCCGGTGCAAGGCCCGGCAATCTGCGTATCACTTGAGCATAATCTACACGAGGGCACTACCTGAGTCGTTCAGGACAGTGAGCGTGAATGCAGAGAGCACTCTAGCCCTTCCTGCTCTCTGTTTCTGCAAACGCAAGGCATGAGCAAGGCCCTTGGCCTTCAAGGATGCCTTGGATACTGCAACCCAAATGGAGTTTCCGACTATGAACGATACAGTAACCAACTTCGCGGCCTCTCTTGTGGAGATGGCCAAGGCGATGGAGCGAGTGCCACAGCTTGAAGCCCAACTGAGCCAGCACCAACAGGTCATCACCAACCACGAACTTCGCAACACTGACCTTGAAGTCTCCCTGGAGGCTTCCCGCCGTTACGCCGCCTCGCTTGAGCAAAAGGTCCACGATCTGGAGGTGGCTAACACTGCTGCTGAGTTGAGGTTTCTCGAAACTGAAGACATTGCCTCAACTCTCAAGAGCGTTCTGCGCCGTGCTATGGCAGAAGCTGATGGGGCACTGAAGGCGATTGAGCCGCCGACGCCAGTGGCTGAGCCTGTCGGAACGCCAAGCTCCGAAGGCATTGCACCAACCTATATCGAAACCCACACAGGCGAATGGGTTGAACCCCGTGACACCTTTCAGGGGGTGAAGTCTGACACTTGGGAATTGGAGGATGGGCCACTTAGCCCTTTACCGCCTTTGGCTTTCCACGACACCACGCCCTCTACCGATGCATCCTCCGACGGCGGCGCCAAGGGTGAGAGTGTAAGCCCTTTGCATGTCGATACGGTGGACTTGTCACAGAGTGTGGCTTCTACAACGGAGACCACTGCTGCGCCGAAGACTTCGATTGGTGAAGGCGTCAGTGTGCCTTCGGACCCTACCGTTGCATACACCCCAGATACGACTTCGACTATTTCTGCGTCGAACACTGTGATCCCTACAAGCGATGTTGGTTCGGACCTCGACCCCGAACCCGCTGAACGCTGGACCCGTGAGTGGTACTCTTGGAACGAACGCCGCATAATGCGCCAAGCCAACTCTTCCGCCTTCTAGACCCAACGACACCTCCCGGTCGTTGCAACCTCAGCACCCTTGGCGCAAGCCTTGGGTGCTTTTTCATGAGTAGTGTTCAGACGTTATGAGAGTTGACTTTCGCTGCGCGTTGTGGTACTATGGTAGCATAATCAGGGAGTCCGCTCAATGACCCGCATTCGATATCCAAGCTCACAGCAAATCCGACTAATGCGCGAATACGGCCACGTGGCCGGAGATGTTCACGCCAGCCCATTGCCTGCTCCCAGCCTGATAATCAAACGCAGCCGCTATGGCTACAACCCTACCTCCAGCGATCTCACCACTACCCAAGTCACTCTTCGTCGTGCATCGCAACAGAAGACCCGGCGCAAACCCTCTATGCCCAAGATGCCATGGGAAGAAGCCAATGACTAAAGCCACGATCCTCTATCACGGCAGCAACCTTACCGACAACACCGTAACCCTGAGCATAAACGGCATTCGATACGAATATTGGTTCGCTAACCACTCCTACCCCTCAGTGGTTGAATACATTGCCCATCACATTAGCGCTGGCAAAGCCTTGGCCTTTGCCAAGAAGCATGCTTCAAAGGTCATGAAGGAGTTCGCCTAATGCCCTACACCTATGGCTTCTTCTTCATCTGGGGCATGGCTGCCATCGCGGCCTTTGTCTTTGGGCTTGGGTGGTTGTTGGGTCAGTGTGTGTCATGACCTACTCCCATCACTTCAACAACCATGTGATTGATTGGTACCTGTGGCGTGCGTTACGTAATGCCAATGGCAAACTGCAAGCACTCTACTGGATGGCTGAGCGCGGCTATCGCTTCAGTCCCGAAGATTGGTCCCGATATGATGGAGAACTTCTATGAACTTCAGTGACCTGCAAGGCAAAACCTGCGTCAAAGTCGAACAAAAGGGCGAGGATGAAATCCACTTCACTCTTGATGATGGCCGTACCTTCATGCTGCACCACTATCAAGATTGTTGTGAGATCGTCATCGTAGAGGAAGTGGCCGGTGACTATGCTAACCTAGTTGGCGTTCCCATTCTGCTAGCTGAAGAAGCTTCAAGCACCGATTGTCCTGAGGGCTCTGAGGCTATCGACTCCGACACATGGACCTTCTACAAGCTTCGCACTATTAAAGGCAGTGTAGAAATTCGTTGGCATGGTGTCTCCAATGGCTATTACAGTGAGAGTGTGGACTTCGATGAGGTGAAGTCATGACCCTCTACAACCTCCGCACCGCCCTCGATGACTACCGCATTACCAAGTTCACCAAGGACTTGGATGTGGAATCATCCTACATCATGGTTGGTGATAGTGGTCACTGGACCTGCGAGTGTCCCGCCGGCACTCGCTCAACCTGTCGCCACAGACAGATGCTAAGGGACCTATTGCCCTTGGTCGACACCGAGTTCTTTTGGGACTTCGAACGCCACACCTGCGTAGATGCCGACGGCAATCCTTCCGCCCCTGTAGCTCAATTGGTAGAGCAGGTCATTTGTAATGATCAGGTTGCAGGTTCAATTCCTGTTGGGGGCACCACACCTGCGACCGAAGGCCATTCATGGAGACGCATATGATGGGGCAGAGGACAGATAGCTTTCGGCCACCTTGGGCAGTGACAATGTGGGCTGATGAAGGCAATATATACGTTGAACTGCCAATGACCGCAGGGGGCACGCCATATGTGGCTCGCTACCCAAAGTCAGAAGGTGGCCTCTCAATGGCCCTTGCCGTCCTCATGAAACGCCAAGCCGAAGTCCCTCGCCCAACGCCTTCTGCACCTGCGAACTACACTCACCCCCCACGCCAACCCCAAGTGAAACTCGACCGCTGGCATGAAAAGCTCAAGGCCGAAACCACTGAGGCCCAGCGGGAAAATGCCAAGAAGGTGCTTGAGAAGCTGGGGATTAAGTAGATGAGCCCAGAGACAAAAGCAGCGTGCGAGGTTATATGCCGAAGCGGCAAGTTCGAAACCGGACAAGGAACTTGTGCTATGATCTGTATGGATCAACTTGGGGATGCGCGAAATAAGGGATGCAGCCACGCTTACAAAGTGCATTTGGATTTGGCTTCGGCCATTATTAAAGCTGTAGGGTTGAAACCATGACCGACATCAGCCCCGACGGCTACTACCTCGCAGCCTATTGTATCAACGCGACCTCACCATCGCGAGCCGAGGTTGAATGGATTGTGATATCGAAGTCCCTCTCTGGTGATTGGGTCGACCGCGATGGCAACATCATCTTGCCATTCTACACAATAGCCATTGACGATCCTCTACCTGCGATTCCGGAGGGTTGGGTCGAACATTTACACATCGAGGCCGACCACTACGCCACCAATCACGCAACGCCCAAGGTCAGTCTAGCTGAGGTCTTAGGAATAACGCCACGCTGGACGAAGATCGACAGGAGGATTTGATGTTTGACCTATTCGGACGTAAGCGCATTGTGGAGCTTGAGCAAGCCAATGCCAATCTCAATCGTCGTTTAAGTGAGTGGGAAGACCAATGGAAAGAACGCAACTCTGAAAGCACTGCCCTCCGCAACCAAGTCGAGTACTTAGTCCGCACAATCCGTCAGATGGACGACCAGATCTTTGCCATGTCCCAATGCACAGACTGGAACGCAATGCGCCCATATTTCCTTCACCTCAGCGACGCCATGACCGCTCGCAAAGTGGCCGAATCCAATCGCATCGGCGACATCATGCGCCAAGAACTAATCGACACCTACACCCCTAGGCCCATCAATGCCCAGAAGAAAATCACTTCCACCTGACACTCGCCCCGACTGGCGTGATCCTAACATGCCAATATGGGTTTCCCGCGTCAACCGCTGGGTTGCGCCCGAGGAAATGCAACGCTCTGCGCAGAAGGGCATTGCGTCCGGAAGTGAATACCTTTGGCGTGATGATCCGACCTACAACATGAAAGCCAAACGCAAATGACTGAACCCGACTTAACTCCACCACCTCCCACCATCGTAATGGTTTTTCTCTTCAAGTCCGCCGGCGCTAACCTGCGATTGATTCGTCGTTATTTGAAAGAGGGCTTTGCTTTATACACCCTAACCAGTGACAAGGCCTACTTCCGAAAGGAACTCAAATGACCGAACCCTTCTCCACCATCGGCGGCGTCGCGACGAAGGACGAAGCCTACCGCAAACTCCAACATCACCTCGAAGAGGCCCAGAACCAAGCCCTTGTGATTGGCCACTTCTTCAACACCGAAGATGATAACATGTCCAAACTAATGGCCAAGGGCTGGTATGGAGTCGGAGAGATGTTGCAGATGGTACGGACTCAGGTTCGAGAGATAATGATGAGGAAGATGAACTGATGACCCAAACTCCGACTGAAGAACAACAGAGTGCAATCGAACATTGTACCAAGACTGCTCACCCCAACCTCATGCTCAACGCACTTGCCGGCACCGGCAAATCCGCCACACTCAAGATGATCGACAAGGCCTCGAAGATCCATCCTGCCCTGTACTTGGTGTTCAACAAACGCAACGCCGACGAAGCCAAAGCCTCCGAAGGCTTCCGCACCACAACCACCATCAAGACCTTCAACGCCTGCGGCCATGGCATCTGGGCCGGCTACGTCAGTGCCAAACTCGTCCTCGACAAAGCCAAATCCCGAACCCTCTGGCGCCGCCTTGTCGATGACATGACTAAGGCCGAAGCCACTGCGGCTTGGCCTGAGTACCACGTGGTTATGGATGGCCTTGAGAAGGCCAAGGCCCTTGGCTATGTGCCGAAGGGATGCAAACTCCCCCACACCGCATTGATCGACCAACACACCTTCCACAACGCCATGGACGAGATCCCCAATGACATCGCCTCCAACCTCATCGACGACATCCTCCTTGAGTCCATCAAATCTGCCTATAGTGGCTGTATCGATTTCAATGATCAGATATATATGCCCGCACTGTTTGGAGGAACATTTCCTAAATTTCCCAGAGTCATGGTGGATGAATATCAAGACCAAAGTCCAGTTAACCACGCTATGCTCGCGCGACTTGTCAAAGGTCGGATCATTGGAGTTGGAGATCCATTCCAAAACATCTACGGCTTCCGTGGTGCAAAGTCAGGGGGAATGACCAATGCAATATCAACCTATTCGATGTCCGAACTGCCACTATCTGTTAGCTTCCGATGTCCCCAAGCCATCGTCGAAGCCGCAAGATGGCGAGTGCCACACTTTAAGTGGACCAAAGCCGGAGGACATGTGGCCACACAAACAGAGCCTTTGGACGGGCGTTCTTTTGCTGATGATTCAACAATCATCTGTCGCAATAATGCTCCTCTTCTTCGATTGGCCTTCCAGCTCATTAGTGTTGGCAGGTCTGTTAACGTGCTGGGTTCTGAACTTGGTCCTCGCTTGGTGGGTGTCCTCAAGAAATTAGGCGACAGCACAATGCCACGTGAGAAGGCAATGAGTGCGATCGAAGAGTGGCGTGAGACCAAGCTTGTCGCCGGCTCCAAATCCGCCAACGACCTCGCCGACTGCATGCGGGTCCTGTGTGAACACGGCGACAGCCTCAGCCAAGCCATCTCCTACGCCGAACACATCTTCGCTCAGACCGGAACCATCCGACTCCTAACCGGCCATAAATCCAAGGGCCTGGAGTTCGACAATGTGTTCTGGCTCGACCCATGGCTTTGCAAAGACACCGAACAGGACAAGAACCTGTCCTACGTAATCACCACACGAAGCCAGAATAAACTCACAATGCTGGACTCCTCATGCATCCGGTGGTAAAATGATAATCAAAGCTGAAGCCTATCAAGACAAAGCGTATCTGCTATGTGCAGATGGGCGTATTTGGCAGGTGTCTTGTGATTTCCAACAAGAACCCACAATATGCCTGATCGATAAACTTGATTCGTATAGAATCAACAGAATTATGGAGCCCGTACTTGCCATATACGGCCGGAGCCTCCTGCGATGAAAACTCAATACCGCCCATCCATCCACTGTGGCCGATGTGAAAGCATTTCCACCAAGGTGGTTGAAACCAAACATCACCACCAAAACATCCAACGCTGGCGCAAGTGCCTCGCGTGCGGCCATCGGTTCAAGACCATCGAACTAAACATCGCTCACATCCCCACCAACCAGAAGTTCGACTTCCTCTTTCACACAAGGCCAAGGGCATGATCACCGTAATCTACGGCCCATCCGGCAGTGGTAAAACCACAAACGCCCATTACTTAAAAGGTAAATTCGGCTGCAAGCGCGTAGTCGATGAATGGGTACCTGGAGATGTGCGTGAACTTCATACAGGTGATCTGGTACTGACTCAACAACCAGAGGAGCTAATGTACAACTCATTGGCAAAGTGTATTCACATTGCAGAGGCGCTACGCTAATGTCCTTACCCATCACCCTCGGCGCCTACCGCGATTGCGAAGACCTCTTCCTCCGCGCCTGTGCCGATCCCAAAGGCATCCGCGCATGCCTCGGCACCTTCGAAGCCTGCTTCCAAAAGCGCCAGCGAATGCACTACTACCGCAACCTCGACCGGCGGGCCAACGCCGATATGTACGAAGCCGGTCACCCGATGCATGGCGCTTCGGCCTATGATGACTACGTCCTTCAGATTATCGAGGACGAAGACGGCCTATTTTGGCTCTACATCACCTCGCGCAGCGCCCAGATCCTCCACATTGAGGGCCTGAGTGAAGTCGGGGAGTTGATTGATTCGGAAGGAACTGAAGTTCACCTAATTGAGGATCGGAGCGACAATGCCTAAGATCACATACCTGAAGGAAATCGATGGCGCCCTATGGGCCCGACTAGAATTGGACATGAGCACGTCCGACGGTGCAGTACATGTTTTCACTGACAAGGAAATACGTGAACTGAAAGATAGGGAACGTCAGGCAGTTCGTGCTGAGATTGAAGCTTCACTAGATCGATGGAGCGACTAATGGCCCCACGACCTAACCCACTTACGTATTTGTTCCTCCTCGACCACGCCCTAGATCAAGAGATCGGCATCGCCTTTACTATCTCCGGTGTCAGCCGAAAGTACTTCGCCATGACCTTACGCACCGCAAGGAAGACTTCCGCGGACCCTCGATACAACGAACTCATTCTGTTCGAACCGGCCGCGCCATGCGAGAATGAGATTTGGATCTGTAAGAAGAGTGTGGAGATGGATGCATGACCACTTGGACCCATTGCCCAGAATGTAATTGTGGTCCAGGTGAAGAGCATACTCGCCTATGTTCATTCTGGCGCCGAAATCGATACCATAAGGACACTTGGAAGCCGAAACTGAAGGATGAGTCATGCCAGTCCGATCGGACGACCCACTCAGGCGAGTCACACTTAATTTGTACGAAGCCGACTGCGTATGGCTTGAAAAGACCTACGGCCGAGGGTGGACTGAGCGTGTGAGGCAACACATCCATGCCATTGTCCATGAACGCAAAGAACCGTACTTACGTACACTTGGAGACCTAGAATGACTAATATCCTCGATACCCCAGCCATCTCGCCTCCATCTCCATCCGAATTGGACGAGCTTATCAGTCGTGATCCTCTCGAACTTAGCGCCTTAGACATCGACAAGATCATCGCCATGCAACGCAACTATCGTGCGCAACGTGAAGCGCCGAAGGGAGGGCGAAAGCCAAAAGCACCAACGCAGACGATTGACCTCGCAGCAGCCCTTGGCTTAGTAAAGCCGCCTTCGGTGATCACACCACCCAAGGCCGGTGGGTTGAGGAGGATTTGATGCAAATCGCAGCGGAACACATAGCGCCTTCCGAAGTCCGCTCCCCGTTCCTCCCCGGCACCAACATCCAATACGCATGGTCATCCACAACCCTGGACCTACTAAAGACATGTCCTCGGCTCTATGAATACACCGTCATTCAAGGTTGGGCCTCACGGGACGAATCCATTCACCTGCGGTTTGGAATCGAATACCATACTGCTCTACAAGAATATGCTATTGCCAGAGCGAAGGAGATCAACCATGAGGATGCCATTCATGATACTATCCAGCAGCTTCAAGGCCGGGTTTACGATTGGGTTGTTGACCGCAGCAGTCGTGCTGGGAAGTACAAGAATCGGGAGTCAATTGTTAGCTTGGTTGTGGATTACCTTGATCATTTTGTAGATGATCCTGCCGAAACATTCATCCTCGAATCCGGCGAACCCGCTGTCGAGTTGAGCTTCAGGTTGGAGCTTGATTGGGGACCAAAGGCAACATCTCACGTCGAGATGGATGGCAACCTAATGGAGGTAATGTCTGGAGAGAAGAAGGCCACTCGCATCTTCGATCAACCCTACCTCCTATGTGGCCACCTCGACCGAATTGTCACCTACTGCGACAACCTCTACGTGATGGACCATAAAACCTCCATGTCGACCCTCTCCGGCTACTACTTCAACCAGTGGTCCCCATCGAACCAAATGACCCTCTATACCTACGCTGGGAACATCGTGCTCCACTCCCCAGTCAAAGGCGTCATCATCTCCGCGGCGCAGATCAAACTCGAAGAACCCAACGCATTTCAGCGTGGCTTCACCTATCGCACCCCAGACCAACTCTCCGAATGGACCGACGACCTACGCTTTTGGCTCGGCCAGGCCGAAGCCTTCGCCACGGCCAACTACTGGCCCCAGAACGATACCTCCTGCGGTAAGTTCGGTGGGTGTAAGTTCCGAGAGGTGTGTTCAAAGTCGCCACAGGTTCGGGAGACTTACTTAGCGGCGTCATTCGATAGGGTCGATCCGCTTCAGACCGCGAACAATCCGTTCTTTGATAGGAGCTCTGAGTGACCAAACCAATGCGTGCAATCTTGCCTTTGCTGAAAGCCCCCATCACCGACCACGGCCCCAGCCACATCACCATTGCCTTAGGCGCTCAATATGGCGCCCCTACCACAATCCGAATCGATGACCCATTCATCGAACGCTGTGACATCCATAATGGGGACATTGTAACCATTTACACCGAGGTGTTTTTGAAAGGACCGACTGATGCCAAGCCTAGCTAACCATCAATCCAACACCCTAACCAAACTCCTCCTCATCGGTGAAGCCATGTCCGGCAAGACCGGTTCACTTGTGTCCCTAGTAAAGGCCGGATACCGCCTCCGCATCCAAGACTACGATAACAAACTGGACGTGCTCAAATACTACGTCCAGAACGAATGCCCGGAGATGCTCGACAACATCGAATACGTCTCCCTTCGGGACAAGCGCAAGACCACACCGGCTGGGTCGGTCATTGACGGCAAACCCAAGGCCTTTGTGGATGGAATGAAACTTCTTGACCGATGGAAATATACAGATGACGACGGTATCGAAGTTGATCTTGGAAAGCCCAGTGAGTGGGGACCTGACTGTATCCTTATCATCGATTCGCTGTCACGTTTGTGCGACGCAGCTTTTGACTTTAGAGAGCCACTTGTTCCAGTCGGGAAGAGTGGAGAGCGAGATATGCGTGCAGTGTATGGAGACGCGCAGGATGCCGTCGAGATGCTTCTCGCGACCTTAACCTCCAGTAACTTTGGAACGAACGTCATCGTGATCGCTCACGTTCAGTACATGGAGCTTGGAGATGGCACCACCAAGGGCTTCCCTCAAGGCGTAGGGCAGAAGCTCTCCCCCAAAATCCCACAGTACTTTCCCAGTGCCGTTCTCTACACCAACAAGGGCGGCAAGCGCACTATCCAAACCAACTCCACGCCATTGATAGACCTCGCCAACCCAGCGCCGTTCAAGATGGAGAAATCCTATCCCATCGAAACGGGGCTAAGTGACTTCTTCGCAGTTCTCCGAGAGCCCCCTGCGAAGCCTGAAAAGCCCAAGGCTCTCACATTGAAGAGGATATAAGTCATGATTAAACCAACCTGCGGACGCATCATGTGGTATTGGCCCGTTAGGGATGAACGCGGCGATCAACCTTGGGCTGCCATCGTCACTCACGTCTGGGGCGACAACATGGTGAATCTGTGTGTGTTCACTCCGAATGGTGTGCCCACTGCAACGACTTCAGTGCCAATCGTTCAAGACGGCAGTCCCTACACCATTGGTGACTCACCCTACGTGGAATGGATGCCTTACCAAGTCGGCCAGGCCAAGAAGCATGAGACGGAGGATAAGGCTTCGTGACCAACTCCCTTGCCATCAAAAACCTCGCCATTGCCCTTGAGGCCTTGTCGAGGATCAACGCAGCGACCACTCTATACTACAGAGTGGAAACGCTACTCACACACGAAGTTGATAAAGCAACATTGGAGAATGACAAAACCAGAACACCAAAGGCACCACCACCACGCAACTCCGACGACGACGACATCCCTTTCTGAACCAAACAGGAAACCAACCTCCATGGCAAAACCCCTCCACACCCCCACCTTCGAATCCATCCTCGACATGCCGGCAGCCGATGTCGAACGCCCGAAGCCCATCCCGGCAGGGACCTATGACGCCATTGTCAACGGACTATATGAAGAAGGAGTCTCAAGTCAAAAGAAGACGCCTTTCGTTCAATTCGCCTTCCTGATCCAAGCCGCCGACGAAGACGTTGATGAAGACGAACTAGATGCGTACCTGACACAAAAGGACGGCACAGTGAAGTCCTTGCAAGGCGTCGTGTTGAAGAACAACTCCACCAAGTTCTACACCACGCCGGACTCTATGTTCCGACTCACGGACTTCCTTGATCACTGCGGCATTGACCAGACCGATAAGACCATTCGGCAGTGCCTCAGCGAAACCCCCAACTGCTCAGTGAAGATCACCATCGGCCATGTTGCATCGCAGGATGGTGAACAGATCTTCGCCGAGTTGAAGAAGACCATGCCGGCCGAGTAACCATTCCCTCTGGCCCCAGGCATCCCGCTTGGGGCCACTCTTTTAAGGACCCACCAAATGAAAGTCACCGACGACCTAAAACGGAGGCCCGTGTTCGATGTTAATTCCTTACTCGGGGAAGCTCAAAACCACACGGAGACCCCTATCAAAGCTGGGGTCGAAATGTCACATGACGCCGCTGGAACGGGGCCTCGCTCTTTCGGCGCGCCGCGAGGGGATGACAATTCGAACGATAGCCCGGGCGTTGCTCCGGAGCGAAGCGACGATCATCAAACTGCTGCGGAAGACCTCATAGATCGCCGCCGAACCACCCATGGCATTTTCGAGGATAATGCCATAGTCAGTCAAATGTTGAAAGACATCTTTCGAAGCTTTCCGGGTTGGCACCGGCTGAGTGCGATTGAGCGTGAATCGATGGATATGATCGCACTGAAGTTCTCCAGAATTCTGTCTGGACGGTCGATGGAGAAACAGCACTGGGAGGACGTGGTTGGTTATGCAAGATTGGTTGAGGAGAAGTGTTTTTGAAGCCCCTCATGCTCATCGGTGAAGCCTGGGGCGAGAACGAAGCTCGCATCTCAACCCCATTCTGTGGCCACTCCGGCCTCGAACTCTTAAGGATGCTCCAAGATGCTGGACAACTCACCCTTACCTCCATCGACCGACAGTACATCTCCGACTTCTACTCCCGCGGCGACCCGAATTCGGTGGCGTCGATATGGGCACTACATCGTGACGAGTTCTACCGCACCAATGTCTTCAACATCCATCCCCCCGCTAATCGATTGGAGTGGTTCTGTGGCCCTAAAGAAAACCGAATCCCAGGATATCCTCCGCTCCTGCCAAGCAAATATGTCCAAGCCGGGTATCAATCGGAGTTGGACCGACTTGGGGATGAAATTCTTGCCTGCGATCCTAATCTCATTGTTGCTCTGGGCAATACTGCTCTTTGGGCTCTATGCGGCCGCACGGGCGTATCGAAACTCCGTGGCACCACCACACTCACAACGCATCTTGTATCTGGCTTCAAACTCATGCCGACCTATCACCCAGCGGCGGTGTTGAGGCAGTGGGAGTTGAGGCCGACTACGTGTATTGATCTCGCAAAGGCCGGTCGGGAGAACGCCTTTCCAGATGTTCGCCGACCGGCGTGTGAGATTTGGATTGAACCAACTTTGGAGGATATCCGTGTCTTTATCCGACGCTACATATACGAAGCTTGCTGCAACCTCCTTTCAGTTGACATTGAGACAGCTGGAACGAGAATTACCTGCATCGGGTTCGCAGTTGATGCAATACGGGCAATCGTTATTCCTTTCGATGACGAACGAAGACCGGATGGAAACTATTGGCTTACTCGAGAAGATGAACTCCAAGCTTGGTACATTATTGCAAACGTTCTTGCTGACTCAAGGATTGCAAAACTGTTCCAGAATGGACTCTTCGACATTGCCAGACTTTGGAAAGGATACGGAATCAGAGTTGTGAACGCTCAACATGATACCATGCTCCTCAGCCATGCACTACAACCCGAATCCCTCAAGGGCCTAGGGTACCTCGGCTCCATCTACACTGACTTTGGGCCGTGGAAGTCGAACCGGAAGCTCGAAACCATTGGGAGAGATAAGTGAAACTTGAAGACGCAGCAGAAGTTCAAGCCTTGATTGCGTATCATGCCGCAATCATAGTCTCGGCCATAACTGATGGCGGAATCAAACCTAGCAAACAACATGTGTTGGTAAAGACTTGTATGCGCATGGCCGAATTGGCTAGTGGCCTTGCAGACTTCCCAGTTGCCTGATGGCCTACATAATCAACACCGCCATTACCATGCCCGAAGATCTACCCGATCAATGGTCTTTGGACATGGTTTACAACGGAACCGATGTCCTAGCAACAAGGATGGCCCTAGATGGAATGCTGCCCCAACTGGATAGCTATACCAGTGCAACATATGACTTTAGCCGAGAACTCCAGGCTCCAGCGCTCGAAATGTCATTGCGGGGAGTACGTGTGGATCGTGGAAGACTTGGTGAAGTCATCGACGACTTCTACGACAAAATCGACCACCTCGAACGAAACCTAAGCCGTATCGTTCTCGAGGGCGTGGGCATGCCAGGGTTCAACTGGCGCAGTCCGCCGGACCGGATGGCCCTCTTTTACGACCGCTTGGGCATTCCACCCATCAAGAACAAAGGCCGCCCCACAACCGACCGCGCCGCCCGGGAGAAGATGGAACAGTATACGATTGCGAAGCCAATCATTACTCATATGAACGCAATCGCTGACCTTGCTGAGAAGATCAAAAAGCTCAAAACAGAGGTAGACCCCGATGGCCGAATCCGAACGTCATACAACATCGCCGGAACTTCAACTGGTCGCTTTAGTTCTAGCTTCAGCGCTTTTGGAACAGGCGGCAATCTTCAGAATGTGGAGGAAAGTCTTAGAAGCATATTCATCGCCGATCGGGGGATGAAGTTTGCGAAGTGCGACGCGAAGTCGGGTGAATCATTTGTGGTTGGCGCAATAGAATGGAACCTGTTCAATGACCCAAGATACCTCGAAGCTTGCGAATCTGGAGACCCTCACACAGCTGTTGCGCGAATTTGCTGGCCAGAATTACCTTGGACAGGAATACTCAAACAGGATAAGCATATCGCAGAACAGCCATACTATCGACATTACTCTTACCGTTTCATGTGCAAAAAGCTCGGACATGGCTCGAACTATGGAGGTCAACCCAACACCCTCGCTAAGCAAAGCCGACTCCCCATCGATGTCGTCATCGCCTTCCAACCAAAATACTTCAAAGCTTTTCCTGCACATCAGCAATGGCAGCAGAGTGTTGATTCCACTCTCCGACGAATTGGCTACCTTGTTACTATCACTGGGCGCAAACGATGGTTCATGGGAAGGCGCAACGATCCTGATGTCCTCCGTGAAGCCATTGCCTATGATCCACAAGGCTCCCTAGCCGACATCGTAAACCGCGCCATGCTCCATATCTGGCGCCAGAACTACACCACCCTGATGATGCACGAACACGACGCCCTCACATTCCAGTACCCAGAAAACCTTGAAGACGAAATCATCCCCAGAATCATGAACGACTTAGTGGTGCGGATACCACTGAAGCATGGCCGGGAGTTGGCCATTCCCTATGACTGCAAGGTGGGCTGGAACAAAGGCGAATATGATGCATCAACGAACCCCGAAGGGCTCAGAGACTACACTGGCCACGACTCGAGGACCCGGCAAGAGGAAGTGTCCATCTTGGATAGAGTCGTTCGCCGAGCATACCGATAATCTGGAGAGCCCGGCGCTGTTTCGGAAGTGGGCGGCCATCTTCACCATAGCCGCTGCCATGGAGATGAAGTGTGGAATGGTGTCAGCCGGGTCGTTGCTCTATCCCAACATGTATGTGTTCATCATCGGACACCCAGGGGTAGGCAAGACCCGCATCATCCGAGCAGCAAAGAAGTTCATGGCAGAGTTACCTGAGTTCCACTTTGCTCCAACCTCAGTGACCGGCGCTAGCCTTGTAGATAAGATCGCTGCGTCCAAGCGCTTCATCCCTAGGCTCCCAGACCCACCCCTTGAGTACTACAACACCGTGATCACTGCTGAAGAGCTTGGTGCGTTCATGCATGAATATACCGCGCAGATGGTCAGCCTTCTGTCACACTTCTACGACCCCGACCCATACGAAGAAGAACGCCGCGGGCGGCCGGAGAACAAGGTCAAGATCTCCCGCGGGCAGGTGAATCTCATCTCCGCTACAACCCCATCTAATCTACTTTCTATGATGCCGGAGTTCGCATGGGACCAAGGGTTTACCTCAAGGATTATGCTTATCAATTCGGACGAACGCATAATCGGGGATGACTTCGCGGAGAAGGAAGTCCGACCCAATGATGATTTGGTTCATGACATTAAAATGATAGGAGCGCTCTGTGGGGAGTTCAAGGTCACCGCGGACTTTCGTGATGCGGTTAACAATTGGCGGGCGTTGGGTGAGCCCCCTAGTGTCAGCCACCCAAAGCTTCTACACTATAAAACGCGAAGGCGCGTACACTTGTATAAGCTTGCGATGGTGGCTGCTGCGGACCGAGGTGACGTACTTCTCCTCACGAAGGAGGATTTCAATCGGGCTATGGGTTGGCTACTCGAAGCAGAGTCCACTATGCCGGATATTTTCACCTCGGGATCGAATGGCACCGATGCCCGAGCCGTCGACGAAATCGTCCACTTCATCCACGCCTTAGACAAGGGCCAGGGGCTGCCGGAACATCAGATCGTGAACTTTGCCAGAACCCGAATCCCGATGCACTCCATCCTCCGGGTTATTGAGGTTATGGTGGCGTCGGGGCAGATCACTGCTAAAGGCATCGACAAGTTCGGGCAGAGGTGGTTTAAGGCTGTTCGCCCCTAAACGCACGTTCTTCGGCTGCCCCTTCAGCTTTAGCCGCCAGGCCCTTCTGCTCCAGCAACTGGTCCATGCGGCTATTGATTGACACATGAACCTCGCGGATCTTAAACGAATTGATGATACTCATGATCACTGCACCAAGAGCAGCCACAGCAGTCATGATTCGAAGTACAGTATCCATCCAACCATTCATTGCCGTTGTCTTTCCTTGGCTGCATTTGGTGCCGGCACTCGACTGCCATTCTCGTCTGGGGTCTTGCGAAGGGTCAGTGCCACAGCATTGATAACCATCACCGCAATCCCATCCCACTCAAGCAATCGTAGGGACATCTCAGACCCCTCCTGCCGAATGGCGTTGCACAGCAAAAACACCAACGACCCCAGCGACGCTCTGCGCAGCCATTGAAGCCAAATTGGCGCTACACGATTGATCTCGTCATGCTCCGTTAGCGTCATTACAACCAGCACCACAACCACTCCAGCTAAATCAATCCAAGCATACAAGTTCATTCCTTGGACCTTTCATACGGTCTTGAATAAAGGTCGAACCATTTCAACACACCTAGGCAAACGGTCCAACCCCCTAACCCACAAAAATAAACAATCAGGTCATGATAATCGGTTAGGTTTAAATACCGTGCCAGTGCCGGACCAACGTAATTGGCAGTGACAGCGCCAACGAAGATGGTGCCTAGTACATCCCAGAGCTTCTTCCGTCGTAGGATAAATACTCCAGAGAACGCCCCTTGGATGCCTATGGCGATTTCTTTTAAGTTGAGCCCATAGAAGTCATTGGCCATTTCCATTCCTCAATGTGGGATCTCCACGTGGGTCGAAAGAATCATCATAAGGTCTCGGGGGTCAACAAGGTGAGCGGGCACCGTGATAGGCCAGCGGAAGTAACCAACCTTACGCAGCAATAGGAACATCTTCGAGGAACAAACAGAGTGGTATTTCCTATGATGGTGCCCAGGGAATAGAAACCCCCATGGGGCAGACCAATCATAGGGCTCGCCGATGTCTGCACGAGCCGAGGTGTAGAACTCACATGCCTGTGTTTGAGTGACCGGCAACTTCACTATGATGGCACACGGACCGTAGTTGCGATCTATGTAAATCTCCTTCAGATCATATCCCATCGGCCGTTCTTGCATCCCACCATAACCAAACTGCCCAACACAAGTCCATTCCGGCGTCACACATTCCACATGGGTGGGGATAAACGGCATCCCCACCATCCCCGACCTCCACACAATAGCGCCACAAGCAAAGCCCCGATGGCGGACAAAGCGAAGTCTGATCACTGCATCCGCCATCGGAGTAGTCCTTAGCCTGCTGTGATTGGGCCAACAGCCTTGGTAGCGGCCTCAATCTTTGACAAGATCGGTGAGTTCGGCAGGCCCTTGGAGATGTGCTGCACGAACTCCCGGGCAACCGTGAAGATATCCGAATAGGATCCTTTGGAGATGTCGTTGAGGGCCCGTTCGATGTCGGGGATGATCAGCGGCAGAATGGTCTCCAACGGAACAGTGATCGCAGCGGCGCCGGGGACGAAGATCGAAACACCGGTTAGGATGGGGCCTTCAACTTTGGCAATGGCCTCAACGACCTTTTCAGCAGTGGCTGCGGCAGACGCAATGCCAGACGTGGCAGAGGTAGTAACGGTAGTGGCTTCAGTCATAATGTCCTCACAAGGGGTTGTCGAACCACGATACTTCGGCTTCACGACGGGCGGTGAGCCCAGCGTTTACCGCCCCTCCAGCGTGGTTATACCGAAGGATGTCTGCTTTCACTGTGTCCCATTTGGCGGTCTTAACCGCAGCGCCTAAGGACTCATGTTCCCACCCAGGACCGGCGTTGTAGGTCAGGTCAAGTAGGGCCTGCTTAATGCCAATGGGGGTACCCTCAGGCAGGATTGGCTCCACCAGTTTCCAGGCCTTGTCGATCTCAACCGTGAGTCGGGCTTCGGCTTCGGCCGCGGTTATGACCTCGGTGGCTGAGTTGGCCTTTGTGCCATAACCAATGGAGTATTGCTTGTAGTCCCACATGGCTCGGGCTGTAAAGCCTTCTTCCTTCTTGATGAAGTCTACGAGACCTTGATCGACAACATCGACAGGTTGGGTGGAGATGTGCGGAGTGGGAGCAGCCACTGGCTTCGGTGGCTGCTGTGGCTCAGGTTGTGGTGCCGGCGCAATGGTTGAATGCACTGCACCCTGTGCGCGCTCAAGCGCTGCGTTCAGCGACCGGGCTTGAATGATCTGTTGGATCTTCTCACCTACGTACACAACCAACACCACGAACCATGGCGCAAGGGTGATCATTTGGTCAATCATTAGTTATTTCTCCACATGTTTGCTTTGCTTGCCGGACACAACCCCACGGAAGATATCCCCCACGGTCTTTGGTCGTTGAATGTCGTTGTAGACGTCCATGCCATAGCGAACGGCGGTGCCGATGTGCTTTGGCCCCATGCCAGTGGCATCACCGAAGACAGTGATGGCGTCTTGAACGAGCTTACCTGCGTTTTGTTTGTCCACCGGGCGGTGTTTAGTGGCATCGCCAACGAGGCGCTTCACATCGTCGAGGGGGGACCCCAGCAATCCTACCTGCGGGTCCCGGCCGTGTGTGAGGCCATAGACCATATCCCGAAGGCCGATGAAGGTTGAGGCGGCGGTCCCTAGGGCAAAGCTCAGTGCATGGGTTCCCCATCCGCGTTCGTCATCGGTGAACTGACCAGTGACCCACTCTTCAACAAGCCCTGGCCAAATCACATACGTAAACAGTGAGGACACTATCTGGGGTGCCATCTTGGCTGCGCCACTGATATCACCTTGTCGCCCAAGCTTGTAGGCATCGTTAACATCATGTGCAATCTCAATCCGGCGTTGCATGTTGGTGCCGAAGAACCCGTAGATCGAGGTGAGCCATGGAGCCAAGACGCCGTTGGTGGAGACAATCATGGGTTGGTTAACCACATTGGTCGATCCGTGTGCCCGCCTCACCGCGCGGTTGGCTATGTATGTGGCTTCACCATGATCGGGGTTTTCTTCCAGGGCCTCACGATACTTGGCTACCCACAGCGGCACCGCGGAGAGCATATCGCTAAACGCCACGCCCTTGGATCCAATCTCAGCCACCTTGTTCCGAAGGGTAGACTTACCTGTGAGGATGTCATGTTGGCCCATCACAGTGTTGAGGAAGTTCCGATCGCGTTGTTGGAGTTCTTCACTGGAGTCCACCGCGTGCTTCCACAAGCTATTGCCAAGGTCAGGGTCACGGCCGAAGAGGTCAAGCATGGCATTGGAGAAGTGGCTGGCACCGACCTCAGCCGACACTCTGGCGAACTTCGCGGCGTTGCCAACTTCCTTCGCCGACATCAATGCCGCTGTGGGCCCATGCTTTTCGATGGTGGTGAGGCCAAAGGCAATATAGGTCGAGACTACATTCTGACGGAGTCGGTTGGAGATCTTGGATGCAAGGGCCATGGCATCGGAGTTGTAACTGGCATTCCCTGCAATCCGCTCCAGCCACTTGTCGATGGCCTCCACATACTCCGGGCCATAGTGATAGGAGATGTCCCGACGGAAGCCATTGTCTCGAGTGATCTTAGCCGTGTTGGCAACGAACTGCCGAAAGGCAATGTCATGAAGGATCTGATTGAGCTTAATCGGGATCATATCTGGATCGAGGTTTATCACATCGATGTTGCCCGAACGGCGCTTGGTGTAGGCATTGGATGGCGAGGGCCAAAAGGAATCGAACTTGGGTTTGGAAGGATCGCTAGATTGAATCTTCGACAACCGCGACCTCAGCGGATCATAATCAATCGGATGATAATACCCAGGGTAGGTCTTTCCATGGATGGTAAACGGTGCCACCTGAATGTCCTCAGGCGCCACCCCATACATCTGCTGATACACCGTATCTGACATCCCCTTGGCCTTGGAAAACATATCCCCTCGGGCCTGAGCCCGATCCCAGTCTTCGGAGGTGGTTACCATCTCCAGCCACTTCCACAAGGCGTCTTTGTTGATCTTCCAACCTTCGGTAAGGACTCGGATGTTGTATGGGTTGCCCATGTTGGCAAGGACGGCTTCGAGGTTATTCCGGGTGAAGGGAATCTTCTCGCCGTTGTGCGGATCGACGAAGGGCGAGTCTAGGGCCTTCTTGGGGTCTTTGATCTTGCCAAGGTCTGCGGCCACTGAAGCGAAGTCCTTCTCAAGGCGGGTCTTGTAGGAGCCTGCTTCCATTCCGGGATAGATGAAGAACTTGGTGAACAGCCCTCGGGGATCTCGGCCATCGAACCGGCCGAAGAGGGTCTCGAGGTTGGTCAAGGCAGCGAGATAGGTTCGGGCCGCGCCAGCTTTGGTGATGACCTTGACGGCTGGAAACTTCTGCGCGATCTGATCATGGGACTTGCTTAACCAGTCTTTCCGGTCTTGCTTCTCCCCAGCCACCTCAATTCGTTGTTCCTCTCTTCCGAGGTGTCGGAGACTGTCAATGGATTGCTTGAGCCCTCGAAATTCATCAACGGTAAGATCACCAAAGGGCTTGTGGAACTGGGGATCGAGTAGATAGTCCGCAACTGGAATGTTGAGCCCTTGAATTGCGTTGTCCCGTTCCTTTGTTTCAATGAAGTCCTTAAGCCCGTCGTAGCCCGATTCCCCAATGGCCTTCGCCAGCCCCTGCACCGACATCCCATACGGCCGCTCCACTCGAGACAGTATATCCCGCATGTAAATGTTCCAATCCGCCGCGATGGATTGCTTCTTCGTGGGGTCCCACTGCTTCGCCATAGGCTTGATGGTTTTGTTGAACTTGGCTTGATCGCGTTCGACCTTCATGGCTTCTTGGGCCACGGCCAGGGTGTACTCCCGCTGCTGGGCAAGGCGGAACGCAGTGGCCCAGTCTTCTTTCAGGTGAGCGGCCTCGATGGCCCGGCCCTGTTGACCGACCTTGCGCATTAGCCGATCGGAGGACACCGTCCCAACCGTGGACTTCCCAAACTCAGCCTTCACCGCGGTGAGGATGTTCTCTCGAGTGGCAGGGGCTTGGCCGATCTTCTGACCGTAGTACAGTGTCTCCTCATGAACAAGGTTCTGTTGGGTCTCCCCAGCCACTTGTTCCTTCACGGAGTCCATGATGTTTTCATCAAGGTTGCCATACCGCAGCTTCATCTGCCGATCGGTTTCGATATCGATGACCCTGGCCACGAAGTCCTTAGACGACATATTCGCCATTCGACGGGTGACGTTGTACGCCGACAACTTATCCACCATGGTGTCGCCACTGCCATACCCAAACATCCTAGCCACATCGTCCGGATGGAGGCCATCCTTTCCATAGTACTCCGGCGGTAGCATGGCTTTTTGCTTTGCCGTCAAGGCATCAGCATCGAGCTTATACGCCATCCCACGTTGGCGACCATAAAGCCCATCACCAGCCAGAAACAAATCAGCAGCGACATCCGGACGATTGCGAATGCCGTCGGATACTTCTTTTCTGACATCGACACGATTGGATTTCCACTCTGTGGTTAGTTGGCGGGACTTCTGGCGTTCAGCACGTTCGGTGGATTTGGCCACATCGTCCGCATGGCGTTCCTGAAGGCGCTTGTCATAGGCACGGAAAGCAGTATCGGTCGTGCCTAAGGTTTGAGCGCGCTCGAAAGAACGGGAACCACCCTCCGGCGGCACACTCAGCTTCTCATCAAACGACCTTGGATCAATCGGCGTTGTGCCCTCCCTCGACCCTATCTCCCCAGTGTCGACCTTCTTGAAGATGTCCTCCCATGTGGCTGGTTTGCCCAGCATCTGGGAAATGCGTTCCTTGATGGCATCAAACAGTTGCTTCAGCCGCTGAAAGACGCCAACCTCACTGGCGGTCATGTCATCGATACGACCATCCCGAACCCAGTCCTTGTAACGCTCGGCGATGGCTTCTTCAAGCTTTAGTTCAAGGTTGCCAGTTGGGTATAGCTTATCGATGTTATAACGATCAAGCCAGTTCTTGCCTTCAGCATCACGTTGAAGAGCCGCTGCCTGAAGTCCAGTCCATTCCTCAGGCTTAAAGAACCCATACTGCCGCAGGTGGTGAATGGCCTCATGCCTGAGACTTCCAAGAGCATCTTGCCCATCCAACGCCGCAAGGATAATCGGATAACCCTCGCGATAGCGCATATAGATGCCGGCAGCCTGAATGTCTTCACCAGCCCTTTGTCCAGCAATGCCTTTGGCGTCGACCTTAATACTTTCAACGGCCCCGCCTGAAACCTTCTTCGGAGCTATACGAGAGAGTTCATCATTGACAGTTTGAATCAGCGCACGAGATTGCTCACTGTACGCAAAGTCGGGCTTGATGTAGGCCTGGGTCGTTGGCGAGAAGGTCTCCCATTGACCATCCTCAAGGATCTGGCGAAAGTCAGCCGCCGAGTCCGCTCGGTCAAGCTTATCCATCGGCAGATGCCACATGGCATGAGGTTCGTTGTAGGTGTTGAATCGATCTCGTGCACCCGAGACTCTATGCCCACCCAAAGTCTCAGCGTTAGGAAACGCAGCGCGCAATTGTCGAAACAAATCCCGCATCAATGCTGGGCCGAAATCGCGTGGCCCAAGCCCATTCACCCCATTGATCATATCGATATAGAGTTCCTTACCGCCTTTCTGTTCACTGAGGTTGAGTGAACCAACCACATTGCCTTTTTCATCCACCAGATGGAAGTCATGAAAGCCCTGGGCTTGACCGAACTGGCTACTGCCAGTATCTTTCATTCGCTGAATCTCAAGCTTCCGATCCCCGATGGACAACATTGGCTCAAGGGCAGAGGCAGCGCGAACGGCAGAGACAGTATCAGGCAGTGGCGTGGTATCGGGTGTACTCTCAGGCTGAGCCTCTTTGGCCTCCTTAGCCAACTCGGCTTCGTTCTTGGTAATCCCCTCCGGCCGCACCCGAATGTCATCCTCCAGCGCCTTCATCACATCCGGCAGGTCGGGGATGTGAGTGAGCCAATCCGCAAGGGGAATGTGCACATCATCCCCCGAGGCCCTAGCCGCCGCTACTTTATCCTCAATTCCAGGGACCCATCCCAATAGATTATCATCGGGTAGGGGAAGTTTATCTCCGTAAAGAGCAGCCACTGCGTCCCCACTGACCGAGATCTCAGCATCCGTGTGATCTGCAATGAATTGGCGGTACAGGTCTGGGGAGGTGGTTCGTTCGGGCACTCCGGCTGCGGCTTTGGTTGCATCCAGAAGCCTTTCAATGTCTTTGGCGTTTTGGTCCTCGCGGAATTTATCCAACTCAGGAAGCACTGTAGGCGGCGGCAGGCGGTCATGTTCGATCCAAGGAATGGCTTTAGCTAGGTGGGCATTGTGGCTCAGGGCAGCGCCTGCCATCTCGCCTAGGGGACCTAAGGTCGCCATTGTGGCTGGGTCCTGCACCGCTTGCGCAAGGTCGTCCGGGTCGATTGGGGAATCTTTACCCACAATGGACTTGTACGCCGCGGCCAGCCCATAGGCAGTGCCATACACCCCGCCCGACATCATCCGCATTGCGGCTTCAAAGGGATCGGTAACGCCAGTGGCTAAGGCCGCCACCATGGATTGGTTGGGGTGTTCGGCTTGGAACGCAGGGTCTTCCCAATCAACGCCAGTCCAATCCCCAAGCTTCCCTGAGCCAACGCCAATGTTGAAGCCCTTCCGCACTGGCAGGGACATAGCCGAGATCTTCGACGAGACTTCATCCAAGACGCCATAGGAGTTGGCGAAGATCTTCGGCACCATGGGATTGGATTGGACGAACGTCGATAGGTGCGGGTTATTGGCGACGATGTCGGAGGCGACTTTGGCTTTGGTGTTGCGTTCAAATTCATCAAGGTCGCCATAGATCGATGTAGCCGGAGTACCAGTGATCTTGGCAAGGTCATAGGCCCGCTGAGCCCGATCGGGATCTTCGTCGATGTTGCCAACAACCTGCGGCAGCGCCTCATTGCGACTTTGCGCCAACCCAGTGACAATATCGGTTGCGTCAACCATTATTGGCTCACCGGAGCGCCGGAGTTGGAAGGGGAGGCTTCGGCCTTAGCGGGTTTGCCGAACTTCTCCTTGTAGAGTTGCCGAGTGTATTCGCGTTGGATGTCCCAATCGCTGAGGGCGGGGTTTAGCTTTTTGGCCTGAGTAAGCACGTCGTATGGCACCGGGACTTGGTACACCGGAGTGGTGTTGGTGCCCCACAGGCGCCCTGGGACTTCTTGGTTCTGAAGGAGGCGCGCACCCATCTGGCGGTATTCTTCGAACTTCGGCGGTCGGGTGTTGTCGACGCTGAACTGTCGAAGCTGATCGGCAAGGGCCCCCACAAACTGCGCCTTATCGTCTTTGCGAGTGGGGTCGTTGAGCCCAGCGGCTTGAAGATCAGGGCCGAGGATTTGTAACGCTTGCCGGATCTGTGGGTTGGCGGCCTCGGTTTTCCCACGCATCTTCTGCTGGAGTTGCAAGAGTTCAGACTTCTTGGCAATGGGGATGTCGGAGTCGAGGATGGCTTTGGAGGTGCTGTCATCCACAAAATCCGCCGCACGGTCCGGGTCATTGGCCATGCCGGTGAATTTGAGGTAGGTGGGCATGTTGGAGGCAGTCAGAGCATGATCGCCTTTGGCATGCCTGGACATCACATCGAGGTAGTACCGTTGCTTCGCTGGATTGAGTTCGCCGAGGCGGTCCCAGGCTTGAGCAATCTTGGGGTCGGAGGTCAGTTCCTCGATGGTAGTTGGGATCTTCCCACCTTGACCACCGCCAGTGAGGGCATTCTCGATCGGTTGCTGCGCCTGCCAGATGTCATCCCGTTTAATGGCGATTTGTTGATTGTGATCGGTCTCGACCCGTTGTTGGACATAGTCCGGGAAGAGTGGGTCCTCAGGGGCCTGCTCAGCGGCTATGGATTTGCCCATGGCCACCTTAGCTGAGAGTGGTGCGCCTTTGGCAAGTGCGGCGTTGAACCGTTGGACGTAGGTCTGAGCGTCAGTACCAAGAGCGTCTTTGCGGCCACCGGCTTCGGCTAGGGGCTTGCCAGTCAGCCACATAGACGCAGCGTCATTGGCTGAGCCGGTTTGCTTCATGTAGGCGCCGAAGTTGGCACTGAAGACTGCGTCCTGCGCAGAGTGGTTCTTCAAGAACTCCGCTGAAGTCATGGCAGGGAGACCGGCCTTCTGCAAAAACTCCGGCAGAAACTCTTCCATCACCTGATACTTACCAAGGGCCTTACCGTGAGCAGTTTGCACACCCACAGTGTCGTAGTTCCCACCGGATTCGATTTGCCCAATGGCTTCACCGGCGGCCTTGATATCAACTTGGCCCTGACCCCAGCGACCATTGACCCCACTGAAGACCTGATTGGAAACCACTCTAGCCCCAGTGGTATTGCGGGCGGTTTGCACTAGACCGGTGAGTTTGCCAATGTCCTCGCCTTGGACTTCACCATCCTTAATGGCCTGCTCAAGCATCTTCCCAGCCTGGATGGGTTGAGTTTTCACAAGGCCTTTGATGCGCTGGGACCAAAGGCTGGAGGTTTGGGCAGCCACTGCTTGATCAATGGCCTCAGGTGCCATGCCCTTGAGGGCACCCTGAGCGCGAACTTCGTCTTCTGAATCCTGAAGCCCATCTTGAAAGGCATTCTCGTCCGTAGGCATCCCCAGAGTGCGATTGCCGATGGCATCCACTTTAGCCTGTGAGGCCCCAAGGGCATAGACTTTGTTCTGAGTGGCAGCGTGGCCGGCACCATTGAACACTGTGCGGCCGTAGGTGGACAATGACCCGGCGTCGTATAGCTTTTGGGACATGGGGTTGGAAAGTTTAGCCCCTATGTCAGTGCGGGCCTTTCGTAGGTCCTCCATGTATTGGGGATAGGCATCGACTGCGTCTTTGCCCTGCTTCGACGAGAACTCAGCGTGCAGTTCCCCGGCCTTCTCCATATAATCAGCATCGGCCTTTTGGGCTTCACTATGGTTGGCCAGGTCCTGCATCGCGAGGCCGCGAGCGAAAATCTCATTCCCAACCTGATCCGCGGTTGCACCTAGGCGCTGAACGGCTTGGCCGATGTTGACGCCGAACATATCTGGAGTGACATTGGCATCGTAGCGCGGAGTGGCGTCATTCTGTGGCGAAACGGTCGGGGCACCTGAGTACGGCACTTGGGGCATAGACTAATCTTTCAACCCAATTTGAATCAATTCCTCATTGAGTAACCTAAAGGCGCTACGTACCAACTTGTGCTCTTCCGGCTTATTGTCAATATCCAAGTCGGTGATTGTCACAAAGGTAATCTCATCTCCAAGATCGTTGAGTGCTACGATTTTGATCATGACCATCAACCAGTGCTCCACATTCCAGCTTGATTACCCTGCATCCACTTCGACGACACCGATCCAACCGACCCAATGATGGAGGCCTCGGCTTGAATGTTGCCAGCGGTGATGGCATTCTGCCCGCCCATGATGTCGAGGGTGGATTGGTTCAGGTCCATTGTGGACTTCACATCAAAGTCATAGGCGGTCTTAGCAGCGTTGGATCGGATCTGGGTTAGGTCCATCTGCCCAAGCTTGCGCTGAGAGGTTTGGACATCTAGGTTCGACCCGGAGTTCACATCGAGATTGGACGCGGATTGCTGTGTCCGAATATGGCCTTCTTGCTGAGCCTCCTGAAGCCCGAACTTCGTGGCCTGGATTTCGCCCACATTCAACGCATAGTCGCGGTTCTGTAGGTCAATCTGGGAGTTGATCTTGGCGATACCGGCTTGGTAGTTGTACATCTGCTGTTGGGAGGCAGCGGATTGCTTCGCTCCCTCCGCACCGAGGATGCCTCCAGCTAAAGAGGCTCCAATACCAATAGCACCAATTGCGGCTACCATCACACAGACCTTATTTCAAAGGGGATTAGGTCGCCTTGGCTTTCTCCGAACACCGCACCACACCAAGTAAGCCATCGCAGGCTTTTTGGATCATCGGCTCGTCCATGTCCGACCAAGATGGGATAGTGGCTAAGAAGTTCGGCAGTAACTCTACGGGAATGTCGTACCAATCCGAATCGGCATTGATCCAAATACGGGGTAGAGAAGAACCAGAGGTAAGCTCTGTCACTAAAAAGGGTCGGAGCGATAAGTCCCCAGAAACCGAATATTCTGCCATTAACGTCTCCTATCCAAACCCAAGTTGAGTTGAGTATAGCCCGACGCATTGTATCTTGGTTGAACTCACTTAGCATTGACAGATGCTCAGGGTAAAGCAAGTCCCACGCATCTTGCGATTTGAACTTCATGATGTTCATCGGGATTTGGATCCTGGCTCGCCGAGTTCGAACTGAGGAAGAACGCCAAGGATTGTGGCGGGCAGGGGCTGGGATTGGCGAATGCAGTATTGCCCAGGCACGATGAATCTCGGATCAAGGATTGTTCTAGCATCGCCATTGACAAGCCCAGACACAACCTGAACCGATTGCCCAGTAAGCATCGAGGAGACATTGCCAACTACCAGATCCTTCATCGGGACAAGGTGGGAGAAGTCGCTGCCAATCGAAAGCCCGAGGGTATCGGCCACACGAACATCCACGGCGTAGATTTTCTTCACCTTGCCCTGAATGGTGGGCTCACCAATATCCAAGGGCAGGGTCTGAAGATCGCAGGTGTACCCAAGACCAATAGTGACCTTAGACGCTGCCGTGCCAAGGGTGAAGGTGCCAGTGGTTGGCATCACAAACGGTGGGATCACAACGCCATCGGCAAGGCCAGTGACGGTGGCCCCGGCTAGTTGCTGTGCGCCGCTGAAGGTCGTGGCGGGAGCGCCTGAGTACTGAATGCCACAGTCCACGCACCAAGCATCAGCGACACCGGACGGAAAGGTCCGCTCCGCAACACGTTCGATGTATTTGACGATGTTGCCATTGATAGTGCGCTGAACCACAACATAAACCGCATCGACATTCCCCGCAGTGGCTGTGGGTTCGATCACTGTGGCAACGGATAGGAAAGTGCCTTGGGTTATGGAATGGGCCCAGCCGATGAATTCTTGTTCCTTGAGGAAGGTGAGGGTTAGCATAGTGCCATCGGAACGGATAGCCCACACAACCTTGAAGGGCTCTTCGGCCCAGGCCCAACTGGTGATGGTGAAGCCGAAGAATAGATGCGACGCAATGGCCGAGATGTCAGTGCCGGTGTAGACATTGGCGTAGATGTTGTAGGTGCTATCGCGAACGATTGAGCCCTTAGCTTGAATGTAGAGCACATCGAAATTGGCGATGATGGGTTGAATGTCGGCGATGCCATTGAAGGATTGGGGATTGGCGACTAGGGCTTGAGGCGAGATGGCAGAGCCGGGGCTGCCACCGTTGATGAGCCACGAGGTTCGGTCGGTGAACATCAACAAGCCAGAGGTCTGTGGGACCATCTGTTTGATGGTGTTGAGTTGTCCAGACACAAGCGTTCCGGTGATGGAGTCGTCGGCTTGAGTGATTTGTGAGACGTTGAAGTTGAAGTACGCACCGGGTTGGGAGCAATAGAAGGTCGATGGGGCTGCCGATGGCGATGCCAGCACCAGCCGCTGTTGGAAGTACCCCGGCACAGATGGAAAGCCATTGGAGGCAGCGCCGAGAGTGGCAGTCGCAGTAGCAGCGCCTGAGGAGAAGGTCACGGTGGGAGTTGAGGTGTAGCCAGAGCCTGGGGCTGTGACTTGTACAACGCCCACACCCCAGGTGAGGTTAGCGGTAGCGCCTGTGCCAATGCCTGTGGTTGTGAGCTGAGCTACAGGATTGGCTGGGGTGTTGCCTACGGTCACGGAGCCGGGGCTTCCGCCAGAGGTTGAGATGATTTTCCATGTGGCTACGGCGCTGCCGGCAAGGGTGGCCACAACCAAAACCACGCCATTGGTAAAGGTCACTCGATCGTTAACGGCGTAGTTGGCTCCGCCAGCACCGATTGTGGGAGTGCCTTGAACCTGAAGCACTGCGGCGCAGGAGCCAGCAATGGTTGAGGCTGCCCCGGTGAAGGACACACCCGGAACCGTTGTGTAGGTGCCAGCGGCAGTGACAGCAACCGAGGCCACACCATTGCCAAGGAATGGGTTTTTGGAAATGGGCGGGGTTTGGGTGAAGTCGGGATTGATGTTGGAATCGATTAAACTTGTACTGCCATTGCCCGCGGTACTGCCGATGAAGCCATAGGTGACCCCGGCGGGAACAACTCCGATATAACTTACATCGGCCTTGTATACGTTGTAACCTACAGCCCCTGCAACCGCCGGCCACGCAACTTGAAGTGACCCAGCCACGCTTCGAATATCGTATGTCGGACCAAAACCGCCGCCTGTAGATGGTGAGGATTCTTGGCCATTGCTATCAATGGAGGTGATGGCATAGGAGTAGAATGTTGACGCAGGTGCAGCGCCTGGGGCTGGGAAATTCACCGTCACAACCGGCGAACCGGGGGTGGATGCTGTTGTACCAATCACCACCGGAAGCAAGGTCCAGTTGGTAGCGGAGATTAGCGTCAGGACATAGGGCTGGTAGCTGGGATGGCAGATTACCATCTGCGAAACGTTCTGGGCGAATTTCAAAAGCTGAAGATCCACGGCGTGGTATGGAGAGGCAAGGGTGTAGACCCGAGCGGCTGTGCCACCGGATGTGTAGGCTCCGGTGAAGACAATGGCCACACCGTTTAGGTCGGTTAGGGTGTAGGTGTTGGCGGTGGCGCCAGCGATTATGAAGTAATTGCCGTTGAGTTGATTACCAACAGTGCCGAGGATGCTGGCGATGAAAATCCAATCGCCATTGACGTAGCCATGCCCAGTGTCGGTGATTGTTGAGGTGCCGATGTTTATGGCTGAGATTGCCGTGGTGGCTTCAAGAACCGGAGCGCCCTGAAAGATGAACCGTATGTATTGCTCACCGAACTCAAGCTCATAGCCAACGGCGAAGCTGGCTTGGAAGGTGATGAGACGGACAGCAGCGGCAGAGTTTCGACATTGAATGATGTACCGGGTGCCCATGCGTGTGGAAGCGCCACCACGGTAGTCAACGAAGAAGTTCTGGAGTAGGGCAGCGCCCGAGCGGTATTTGGCTAGATCGACACGGGCAAAGAGCTTTGGAGACCACTCACCAGAGTTGAAGGAGGCTTGGATAATGGTTTCAGTCACAACGGTGCCTTACTGATAGGAGGGCCACAGGCCGCCCCAATCGAAGCCTGCGAATGGACCAGACATATAACCGTCGGACCACGCAATGCCTCGCATGCGGATCCAATCTGGGGTCACGTCATTAATGGTGAGGCCTTCATTGCCATCGATGGACCGCGCGGATTGAATGGCTTTGTTGACCTCCTCAATCAACATATTGGAGACACCCTTGTCCCCGCGCAGGGCCATTTGCATAGCCGCGCCAGTGAGCTTGATCCAAGCGGTTTGGAACAAGGTGTCCATCACATTGGGGTTAGTGACTTGCTTTACATACATCAACGTGGCGAATTCTTGATTGGTTAGGATGACACGCTGGTCATCCGCAGGACCTTGGACTAGGTTGAAGGTGGCGTTGATGCCAACACCTGTGGTGGAGGCTTGGGCAATGGGGTTGGTTTGCACACCGAAGTATGATCCGCCGAGTGGAGCCGCAATGGGTGTGCCGATGATGACATTGACCACAGCCACAGTGCCTATGATGCCGCCGGGGGCGGTCAGGACCTGAAGTTGAACCGGGGCACCCACGGGGGCTGAGGTTACCGGGCCAAGAGGAAGGGTGATGATGTCGCCTACGGCGTGACCTGTGCCACCGGCAGCCACAGTGGCCGAAGTCACTGGGCGGAATTGATCCGTTTGGACTTTGTACTTGACTGGTTGACCCTGCCACCAAGTGGAGGCACCACCAGTGACAGCGGGGGAGATGGGGATGGTGCCCGAGAAGCCGACTTGATTGGCGGGGATGATGGAAACCGCACGGAGGCAATCCACTGGGTATTGGTATTCGTATTGCCACGGCGGTGCTGGTTGCCCTGGAGTCCATAGGGCAGTGATTGGGGATTGGTTCTCCGGGGTGCCGACGACGGAGGAGATGTAGGTGAGGTTGGCAACCCGGAGGCCACAGTCCCATGGGGCTAGGCGCAGGAGGTCATCGCGGAGGTTGAACGCAATGAGGTTGAATTGCTTTGCCTCATTGGTGGAGTTGGCTGCGAGTTCGGCATCTGTAACGTCAGTGCGGGTGCCAAAGGTTTGGAGCGATCTGTTACAGATGTCGGTGTTGGAAGGCATCAGCGTTTACCTTGAGTGCCCATGTCACGGTTCTCACCGCCCTTGCGAACTATGCCGACACCACCGCCAGTGGCTGCACTGGTGCCCCCGCCGCCTTGAGTGCCACAGCAGCCGTAGTTGTCCGCACCGAGCCCGGGCGCTGCGGGGTAGTTCCGCTTCGGCCCGACGGGTTCGGAATAGCGATTCACATCGATGACATTGGGCTTGCCACCATCCCTGGAGACACCCATCACACCCTCCGATCAGCGATTGTGGTCATGGTGGCCTCAGGGCCAGGAGTGCCGTCACCATCTGGGGCCTCGGCCGGGGTTAATGCCACTGGCGGCGCAGTGACTGGCGCATCAGCCGGGGCGTCGGCCGGAGGCTTCGCATCGGCTTCGGCCTTTGCTTGAGCGGCTGCAAGTACTTGAGCCTTGGTGCGGATTTCGTCATCGATCTTGGCTTGAGCCTCAGCCTTCAACTTGGCCTCTTGCTCCACAGCCAGTTCATCAGCCCGGGCTTGTTCTTCGGCTTTGGCCTTGGCAAACTCATCAGCTTTGGCCTTTGCCCGATCGAGGGCGTCCTTACGTGCGGTGTCGTTGACCACGATCAACTCCGCATTGGCCTCGGCGATGATGTCGCGATAGGCCGACCCGTGCTGAATGGCCTCGGTAATTACATGGAGCAACAGCCCCACTCGGTTCATGTCGATGCTCATATCAGTGTTTCCCTTGCGAACCTTTGTTGAACTCCCTGGCCTTGGCCGGTGGAGATTGAAACGCCGGTTTGTTATCATACATCGGCGCGGATTTGCTGTAGGTGATGGTGCCAGGAGCGGTGGCGCCCGCCGGACTCACAGACTTCGACACCGTCGAGGGCGGTGTGGATTCACGGACATCCCTATCCGCACGTCCTTGTTTCTTCATTTGGTTATGTCCTTTGGTTTGAGGTAGGATAGTAGCGCAGTGTGGTCCCATTTGTTCTCGGTGTCTGCGGCCATCTCCCGTCGGACCTTCTCGAAGGCGTTGCCATCGGAGTGAAGGTCTTGAAGAAGCTGGCGTAAGCGGTCGTCGCAGCGTTCGACCTCACGCATCACATAGGCTGGAACCGTGATCCCATGTTCATCGTAGAGGTTTTTGACATCATGCATATCGTGCATGTACATAATGAACCGGCGCATCTTCTCAGGGACTTCGCTTTCGGCGTCGACCATGTAGTTAACGACTTTGGTGAGCATCTGGCGCATGGTGGTTAGTTCACGAGCGATGCGAAATAGGAGGTCCCGCTCGGTAAGAGAGTCGTCGAGTTTGTATTCGGGTTCGTCGGGCATTAGAATCCTCAGTGCACGAATTTAGTGTAAGTAGGCTGTGTAGTAAGCCATGTGACTATATAGCATTCATTCGAATTAAGTTGTACCGTGTAGAAATTGTTAGCGTTACTTAATGCTAAAATTTGAACACCGCCTTGTGTAACTGTAGCAGTGTTAGTGGCGGATTGAATTAAGTAATGTGTTTCCGGTGATGTTCCTGCACATACCGTAGCCGGTGAAGCTCCAACATTCTGTGCCGCAGTGGCTCCTATCGGATTGTAACCTGATATATCTTTTATGATGTTACCTGTTCCGGATGAAGTATTAGAAACTCCAGAAGAATTACTAGCAAAGGCACCATTCAAGAAAATAACGTTTGAAGCTGTATTTTGCAATGCATAAGGAAATCCATTTAATGTTGAACTAACATTGCCCAAGTTTACTCTATTGGATGTTCCATTAATAATAACTCCAGAACCAACGTTATTAGTTGTTGTTAAATTTACAACATGAACATCATTACTAGATGTAATCGATAAACCTGCTGCGCCAGCAGCTGCACCAGTACGCCCAAAACCTCCGCCTATAAAACTATCCGAGATTTCGACTGTATTTGTTGCAGTAAGAACAACTGCATTTCCCAAATTTGCATTAATATCTAAATGCGACAACCAAAGAAAATTAGTAAGACTGATTCCAATACCATTTCCTGTAGTTGTATCAACATTTACGCGCTCCATCCAAACCGCGGCAGAGCCAGTGCCACCATTTATTTGAATACCGTATACACCAGACTGATAAGAACCAGTTGTTGGTCCAATGACATCTACAGCATTTAATTCTATACCGGCAACTAGATCAAATTGAATACCGTTCCAAGTTACGGCCCCCACATTAGAAGTGTTGTCTATTTGTACTTGTTGAAAGTACATAAGTCCAAGTGATTTTTTAAAATATATTTGTGTACCTCGAGTAAGAGCCGAGCGGAAATTAGTTATAGAAACATCCACTGCACCAAAAGTTCCGACATCAGTAATAACATGCACGCAGTTTGTTGCATATATTTTATCGAATTTAATTGCATACACATTAGCCGCTGTAGTATCAATAAGAAAAGCTGTAGAAGATGCTCCTGAGCCAGTCATATCTATATGAATATTTTCTATGTGTGTAAATGGATAATTGAATGATACAATATCTAAAAACTGAGTCGTAGCTTGTGATTTGACTAAGACCTGATTTTCACCTTGAATACAATTGCCACTATTAATGGTGATTGAACCGGCAAAGCTATAGCCATTAACGTTATATGGAATAAAGGCGCAACTGCCAGTGGCTAATGCCGTGGTTAATGCAGTTGCATTAGTTGTTGCATTAGTTGAACTGTACGCGGTGCTACCATCAGCTATAGCTCCAAGCCAAACTATATTAACAGGGATACCTCTCGTACAAACCCACCCACCTGTGGTACGAGCGATTATGTAACCAATAGTGTTACAATATGCGTTGTCGAACCATGTTGATGCTGGAGTTGCAACCGGAGCTGCCGTACCACCAGGAAAAACTGGAATTTGATTGGCCGTGCCAGAAACACCGCCGAAGAAACCTCCATTGTTGTATTGTATTGAGCCGTTAGTGCCACCGGGGCCGATAATTGAGGCCTGAGGAACTTGACCTGGGATGCCGGGGTTGGCGGTGTTATTGCCGCAAACGGTGTGGGCAGCGAAGACGCCGTTACATTGCGCTTGCGCAACTGAGGGAAGAAGCAAAAGCCAAAGGGCAAGGAGAATGCGTTTCATTGGAGTAGCGTGCCTCCGCCATTGACTGTGTCGGGTCGAATTACAATGGAGCCGTAGTTCGACGAGAGTTGAAGTAGTGTGGTTGTGTTGTTAAAGAGGCCAGAGATTAGCTCGGTGCCGAACGGAAGGATGGTGATGGGATTGGCGGTGGCAAACCCACCAACGTCGGAAATGGTCACAGGAAGAATCAGGAACTGCCGGGGGATTGCTTGAGCACCGGCTGAGGTGGCTTTGAAGGAAGGGAGTTGGATCGAGACGGCGCCATTGAAGTTGACCAAGACGAGGTTGGAACCGAGCAACATGGTAGTGGTGCCACCAACAGTGATGTTGAGCACCCACTCCCACGAGACCTCTTGCCAGCCCACCGATGGCCCGAGGTACACTCGGTGGGTTTGACGATTGGTTCCGCCTTGATCGAGGTCGAGTTGCGAGGCCATCAGACCCGACGTCCCTCGGCTGGGATTTTGTTTTGGGCGGCAATGAGGGCCTCAAGCCGGGCAAGGCGTTCCTTCAGATCGGCAACCTCACTGGGATCGGCCTTGGGCTCTGCCCGCGGCGGTGCAATGCGTTCGAAGGCTTCCATCATCTTGGCAAGGAAAGCGGATTCGGCTGCGTTCATTCCACCGTTGGCCGGAAGGGATTCAACGGGGTTGTTCCACTTGTGTTTCCATTCTTCGGACAGAAGCCCAGCAGCTTCGTTCAGCGGCTCCATTCCTGGGGTCGGCGGACCGGTGAAGATGTAGTCCTTGGCCATGTTGTGGGCACCGTCGACCTCGTGGGCGACGATGATCTCGCCGGGGTAGTTGTGATCAGCGGCGTCTTTGGGTTCAAGAAACATCGGCACAGCGAAGAGCTTTCGCACAGCGCGGCCGGATTCGCGGGAGGTTTCTTTGTGTTCCCACTCGACCTTGGTGCCGTCCGGAAGGACTTCGATTGCGAGATGATGGGCCTCGGTTAGGCGCCAGCGGGGGGCTTCAACATTAGACATTTGGTGGTCCTTTCAAAGTACAATCCAGTTGGTTCCATTGCAGTAGACAGAGACGTGAACGGCACCGCCGGCGGCTACTGTGGCGAGAGCGGCAGGGATTAAGGCATCGGTAACGCCGAACAGAGTGCCTTCGGCTGCAGCATTGCAGGTTGGGAGGCTACCAATAGCTGATCGTGGAAGAGATGTGATGCCTGAAGCGGTGACGGTCTGAGCATGTACAATGGCAAAGCCAAAGGCAAAACTCAGAATGGAGATTAGGATGCGATCGATCATTGTACTGTTCCATGAATGAAGCCAACCGTGGACAGGGTGAGGGTGCCACAAGCAGTGGAGGAGATGGCTGCGGTGATACCAGTGGAGAAGAACTCAAACGGTTGCGGGGTGTAGTTGATGGAGCCAATGCCACCAGCGGCAATGGGGACACAGTCTTGGAGGCCGCCAGAGCCGGTGCCGGCAGTGGTTGCGCCATTAGAGGGGGCAGTGGCGGAGTTGAAGATCATCAACCAACACGCAGCAGTGCAATTGGCATAGGCACCGATTAGATGGCCGGCTGCGGCTTTGAGCACAGAGGACGAGGCTGTCGAGCCAGCGATGGTGGAGACTGCGGTTATGGGATTGCCAGAGGAGTCCCCCACGGTGACTTGGTTGATCTGCATCGTGGAACCGGTGGCTGGGCCGACGGTGTTGTTGACCACGACGAAGCTGGCGGGGAGTTGGTTTACGTCAGGGCCAAGGGCACCGCGGGTGGTGAAGGCAACCAACAGCAACTGGCCGTTGACTTGGTTTTCCATATACCACAGGATGTTGTCACCACGGAAGTAGATGACGTATTTGTATGACCCAGTGTCTGTGTGCTGTGGGGTACAGTTGCAGCCACCGGTGAAAGAGCCGACAGCGCCGGATAGGGCAGCGGTTGAGGTTGGGGTTATGCCTTGAGCAACGGAGAGGTCAGCGATTATGGTTTTGCCGCCAGAGGCCCAAGTTACGGCACGGAGTTTACCATCGATGCCATCTTCAAAGCCGACGCAGTTGGTGCAGTAGGCAGCGGCGGTGGGGGTGGTTGGAATGGTGCCAAAGCCGATGTACTCAACCGTGTTGGTGGTGGCAGGATTGGACAGGTTGATGTTGGCTTGAAAGAACACATAGCCCGGGTTCTTGTCGAAGAAGATCAACTGAGTGGAGAGGGCAGAGAAGCCATTGGCGGTAGTGCCACCGGCAAGGGTGGTTTGGCCTACGGCGTTGGACGCAGCGGTACCGCCAGTGCCGGCGGTGGGGGTTTGCCAACGGTTGATGGTATTGAGGGTACCAGTGGAGAAATCATCCACGAAGAGTTGCTTGGTTTGATCCGGCCAGTTTTGAACCCAGCCGCCGTTGGTGGTGGGAACAGCGCCGATGGGAACGCCTTGGGTGCCGTTGGAGAAGGACCCGGCCTGAGGGACAACGTTAGCACCACCTTGGATAGGGAACTGCTGAGCTAGCAATGGCGCCAACCCGAACCAGAAGGCAAAGGCGCTAAGGAGAAAGCGTTTCATTTAAGCCTCCGGTTACGAAGTTCGCGGCTGAACGGGAAGAGTTGAGCGCCAAGCTGGGTCATACTCGGGTCTTGGGTCGTGAGCCCACGGTAGGAGATCAGGTCGGCAGTGACGGATGAGAAGGCCAGAAGGGCTAAAGCCACGTAGAGAATGGCCGAGAGCAAAGCAGCAAATGAAAGCCGTGAGTGGGGTATAGAGAGGGAAATAGAATGTGGCGAGTATGATGAAACCGAATACGGCCAGTGTCGGGCGCCATACCAAGGATAGGATTGGGATGGAAAATAGGAAGAGTGAGGCGCTGCCGAATTCGAATCCGAGTTGGAGGTAGTCATTGTGGGCGAACTCCGGATGGATTAGGGAATGGGTGGTGAGGACATAGATGCCGATGAAGGAGTTTGCGGACCAACCAAGCCAGTTGAGGCCGTGGATGGCTGAGGCCCAGATTAGAGATCGCTCGGTGTCGGAACTGGATGCGGAGGTGCCGAAGATCAGGGCGACGAGGGCGAGTTGGGCGATGACTAAGGACCAATGGATGCGGACTGCGATTCCGCAGATGAGAACGACCCAGCCTCCCCGGGAGCCGGAAAGGATTAGGCCGGGGAGTAGGGATGGGATGTAGAGCCATAGGCGGTGTTCGATTAGGCAGAGGATGAGGAGTGCCGATGCGGCGCTGAGTACGGTTCGGTTGTAGAGTAAGCCAGCGACGTTGTTGCCATAGGCAACGGGGAGTGGGGTGTAGCCAAACCATTGGAAGATGGCAATGAAGGAGGATACAGAGAGCCCATAGGCAAGGCCCTTGTAGAGTGACGTTGGGTCTTCACTCGACTGCCCTAGCTGAAAAGATAGGCCCCACAAGACCACAACCCAGATACCGAAGATTGAGTCGTAGACCTGTGGGGCCCACAAGGTGCCAAGGATGGCGAAGGCGATGAAGCCCAACCACACTCGGGAGATGGATGCACAGTGGAGAAGGAAAGGTAAGGCAAGGGATAGCACAGCCCATTGCGTCGGGATTGACGCCCCAGTGTAACCTGGAATGTAGCAGATTGGAAGCAATAGGCCGAGAATAAACATTAGCTTGGGCTCAGACAGATATAGCCAAGTTTATTGCCAGTAGTGGCGCCTTGGGTGATGGCAAGTGAGGTAGTGACCGGAGTGTAAGTTACCGGAGTGCCGCCAGATTGAGCAGTAACGACACAGTTAGGTGTAGATACCCAAGGTTGGCCAAAGGTCAGGTTGATAACGGTGGATAAGGTGCCGGCAGTGATTGTGCCGGCATTGTCAGTTGAAGTAGAGGCAATGGTGGGAGTTGAACCAGTGCCAGCTACGGTTGGTGCGGGGCGGTTGGTGCCGGTAGAGAGAATGTGGCCGGGAAAGTAGACACCGTTGTTAGTGTCAACACTGAATGCACCAGTGGTATCTTGACTGAGTTGAAGGGCTCTAGTGATGGTCTGAGCTAGAGTATAGCTCAGACCAAGAAGAAGGATAAGAACTGAAGGGAGTAGATATTTACGCATGATAGCTCCTTTATGTTAGATATGACCATGTGGATGAGTCTATCTTACGAAATAGTCTCGGCGCTGCGACCGCAACACCACCATATAATGACTCACCTGATGGGGGAACTACTTGAGTAGCCCATCCACTGCCTGAATCATGAACTTCTACGACATCACCAATAGAACCACCTGAAGGCAATGATGCATATACGTGACTTGCATCTGTAGATGTGCAAGTCACAATAGTCCATTGGGAATCTTTAGCTATTGATGTAGGAGACCCCACCAATCCATTAGTAACTGTCTGTAGCGTTGGCCAGAATGAAATACTCATATCATTCCTCCGTCCAAGTGATGGAACCATTCAACAAAGCAGTGCCTGGGGTGGTTCCGTTGAAGTTAAGGCAGATTTGCTGGGCAGCACCACGAAGGGTTGGGACTTGAACGTTGTTCTCGATATCACGTGACCAAATGAACTCCAAGTTGCCGAAGCCATTGGTGGTGCCAGTGGCGGGTAGGGCCATAGTGCCGGAATCTATATAAACCGGCGCGGTGTCGACTATAGTTGGGGCAGCGGTGTAGGAGACTAGGACCGCAGTGGCGGCAGTGTTAGGAGCCTGGCCCGTGTCGCGTGAAGCGATTTGAGTGGTGATACCAGGGTTGGCAGTGGTTGTAGCCGCGGTGCCGCCTGTGTCGAGGGACGCTCGACGAAGGACGGTGACCGGGACGTTGATGAGCGTACTGGCAGTGCCACCGATGACGATGCGGTCGACACGAACGACTTTGGTCGCAGAGCCAGAGATACAGACTTCATCAGTGGCGCTGGTAAAGGGCACGAAGCCGAAGAAGGCTGAGGAGTAGGTAGTTTTCGGCAGGTAGCCCGAGGTGATGCCGGCTTGCGGTGTGAAGTTGACCTGAGCCGAGGCTGGGGCTAAAAGCCCCAAACCAAGTGCAGTTGCGAGAAGGAGGCGCTTCATTTGGGGCTCCTCAGTTCGCGACGGTGATGCCGGCGGGATAGCCGCCGAGGGTGGAGTTTACAGTGCTCAGGTACATCTGGTCGTGGCGATCAAGGACGAGGAAGGCCGAGACCTGTCCCGCGGTCATGGTGGCGCCACCGATCACATACGAGAGTTGGAGGAACCTAGGCACGGCGATGCCTGCCGGCGGGCGAGGCATATCCATGTCCATGAGGCGAGCGCCTTGGACAAGGGTCGCAAGGGCATAGGCAGGGGAGACCCACCAGTCCGAGAAGGCGTTGGCGGCGCCAGAGCCGTTGTCAGTAGCACCCTGGAATTTGACTTGGAGGGTGCCAGCGCCACCGGAGGTGAAGGTGGTGGTGACTTGGACCAAGAGCTTGAGGGCCGGGTCATCGCCGATGCCAAGGTCGCGAGCGCCCTGAAGGTTAGCGAGGACAGGGAGACCGGTGGCAGCGACGTGGAGATCGAGGGAGTTGAGTGAAGTGTAGGTGCCGGTTACCTGGGCCAGGTTTTGGGTAACACCGAAGGAGAGTAGGTTGTCAAGAATCACGATAGCCTCCTATTAGACCACTCGGGCCTCGTTGTTGAGGATGGCGTCACAGGTGCGCACTGCGATGCCGCGGAAGGTGGTGATGACCTTGCCATCGAACTCTTCAAGGCGGAGCAAGACGTTGGTCTTATTCATGGCCTGAAGATCGAGATAGGTCCTAACGATGCGGTTGCAGTAGATCGACACCCTGCCCATGTTGGCACGGACCATCGGCGAGTCGCTGGTCTGAATGGCAGTGGCCATCGACGGGGCAGTGGGCAGCCGGTAGAGGCCACGGACGATCAAGTTGATCAAGTTGGCTGCGGAGACGCCGGTTAGCTGAGTGACGTCGATGTTGGCGACGCGAACGACATAGCGCCAGTCGCGAAGGCAGAGCCCGATCTCCCACTTGAAGTGATCGCGGTAGACTTGGTACTTGTTGCCCGAGGCGTCGAGGTTCGGCCACTCACCCATGTCACGGTGCTGGAGGCCGGTGATTTTGCCCTTGGGGAAGATGGCGTGGAGGGTGTCTGAGCCCCAGGTGGCAATCCACAAGGAGGTGTTGGTGGAGGCAACGCCGCCGGCATCGAGGACGTTGGCAGAGGTCTGAGAGTTGGCGGAGTTGACCGTGGAGTAGCGTGGGGCAAGGCCAGTGAAGCGCTCAGGGTTGACGTATTGGTTGCCGTAGATCAGGGTTGCGGCGACCTGTTGGGACATGCCTTCCAAGAACGCGCGCACTTCCGACAGGCGGAAGTCAGCGGTATTACCGTTGAGGTCTGCGATGTCCTTGTCGATATCGGCATAGGTCTCGAGGTTGCCGACGGTGTCGACGATCTGAGCGGTGGTTGATTTGCCGGTGGGGACGCCAGCGTTCAACAGGCGCCAAGTGGCCTGAGGGAGACCGGTACGGACGGTGGTCTTGTGTCCGGTGGGGAGGTTGCCTTCGACAACCAAGATATCGTCGAGGATCTCGTTGGTCTGGGAAAGCAGTTCGATGATATTTGCTACTCGATACCCATCTTCCAATCTTTTTGCCCAGTCCGCGTACGTCAGGGCTAGACTTCCAATAGCAGCCATTATTCAGTCTCCTGTTGAGGGTGTGGTCTATTATGGAAAGCGAACTCTCCATGATGAAGTTCGACTGCTGCCATGAAAGCCGCATGTGCTTCTTCAGCAGAGCCGTGGTTTCCCAAGAACTTCACCTGACCACCGATCTGGATTTTGGAATACCATTGAAGGTTCCGTTTATCCAGGTACGCCCCTTTGAGGCCGGACTGACCAGTTTCTCTCTTGGCATTAAAACAGTTTTCAGTGCGAGTACAACAACGCAAGTTATCGGGTGCGTTGTTAGCTCGATCGCCATCGATATGATCAATCTCGTCTGGCCACTCACCATGAACCCAGAACCAAACGAGATGGTGTTCGTAGTATTTAACGTAGTCGATTACGATACGGCGATAGCCGTGAATATCTAATTGACCAGCACGCTCGCCTTCTTTAGCACGACCGCGACTAACTCGGTTTATGAACCAGCCATTGTCGTAAAGCTCAAACAGTTCAACTAGGCGATCGTAGTCGAGCATTGATTAACCCCTGGCCAAGCCGGGATACATAGCTGCGGCAGCGTCGGGTTTGGTAGTGGTGCCGGGTCTGGTTTGGCCCAGTTCGGATGGGCCTTTGCCGTTGACGTGAGAGCCTTCGGTCACGAAGGCTGCGAGTTTGTTGAAGGCGCGGACGAAGGCCGGATGGTCACCAGCGCCGGTAAGGTTCATGGCGTCTTTGAACTCGACTTGGAGATCCACCGGGAGGACGGAGAGGGTCCGGGCGATGTTGACCTTGACTGCGTCCATTCCGGTTTTGCCACTGTTTTTGTCCACGGTGGCTTTGATCTCAGCGTGAGATTCTGTCTCACCGCGCCAGCCATTGCGCATTGTGCGAACAGCCTCGTCGGGGGCTTTGGCTAGGGCAATCTCACGGGCGATTTGGATGTCCATCAGCTTCTGGGCTTGATCTTGGGTCAGGCCGAGTTCCTTGAAGATCGGGGTCGCGGCGGCAATGGCGGCGGGATCAATGGTGTAGTTGTCGGGAGCTTTGAATTCATATTTCTCGGGAACAGTGGTACCGGCGTCGGCTTTGGCCGGAGGGGGCTGTGTGGGATCAGTAGACTTGGTCGGGTCACTCGGAGGTGTTGCATCAGCGGACTTCGTAGGATCCTGTTGGGACTGTTGCGTAAGGGTCGGGTCCGTTGAGGTCGCCCCCGGAGTCGTCACCGTCGACTGATCCAGAATCTCCCCCGTCGGACTCCGGGCTGCTACGTCGTTCATCGAGACTTGATCGTTCATTTGACTCTCTCATGGCTTGAATGTATTGGTCGGGGCACGCGAGCATGATGTCGGAGATGATGGCAAGGCCAATCGCACGTTGGCCCTCCATGAAAGCGGATTGAAGGGCATCGCCGTTGAAGGTGGTGGCAAAGCAATGGCACTGGGCGAGGACATCCCACATCCACTCCCGGCCGAAGGAAGTGGACATCAACTGAGTTATGACGGCACGGCGATTGGCGTCGACGAGTTTGGCCTGCTTCTCCAAGCGGCGGATGGACTTTCGGTCAGCGGCATTGTTCATTCAATGCACCGTGTAGATGGGAACGTCGTTGGCATCTTGGGGTAGCCATGCGCCATCGGAAAGCATGATAACACAGGTGGACGCAAGTACGGGATCGAGGGTGGGTTCGCCAAACTTGTCGAAAAGATTGGTGACTTCGAAAACGCGGCCGAAGGGATCGACGGTGATATGGCGGACTTGGCCGCAGGATGCAATTATGGTCATGCTGGCACCGGTTGTTGGCCACGAGGCATTAGGCCGGCCTTGGAGAGATTGGCAGCGCCAGAGGAAAGCTGTTCGGCAATCTGGGCCTGCTGAGCGGCTTGGGCTTGCTGGGCCCGATCGGCACGGATCTGTTCAAGGTCTTGGGGACTACGGATCATCTTGGGATCATTACCGCGTAGGTAGGAGTATTTGTCAATAGCGTAGTCGATGTCGATGTTGTCCATGGCCTCGGGTTTGGTGGCGACCAACTCACCGGCCATGCGGAGGACGTCTTCGATGCCAGAGGAAGCACTGGCGTCTTGAGCCTGCTTTAGCATGGAGATGTAGGTGATATTGATCATGGCGCCGGCGATCTCTGGAGGTGCAGGCGGTAGGATGCCAGCGCGTGAGGCAATGCCGAAGACACGTTCTATGGTGGGACTAAGGACTTCGAAATCAATCCGATCGAGGGCAGGGCCTAAGGCCACCATGGACTCAGACTTGCGCATATTCCATTCAACAGCGGTGACGTTGGAACGGGTTTCGAACTGGGACGCGGTCATCAGAACGTCATTGAAGAAGATCTTCCCAAGGCGGGCTCGGACTTCTTCGAGGTCTTGAACGATCTCAGCGACGGGGAACTTGGTGTCGTAGACTGAGGCTATGCCGGGTCTGCCGGTGGTGGTAAAGCCACTGACATAGGTCATCCCGCCCGGAAGGAGGGAGGCGGGTTGATTCTTCAACTGGACATCGGCTACGAGAGGCGGGTTCACCATCTTGTCAATGGCTTGGGCCTTGCGGCGCTGTTCGAGTTGGACTTGCTTCTGATCGGGCAGGGCGTCCATGGCGGGGGAGCGGCCGTAGGCGTCGTTGGAGACGATGTCCCATCTGCCGGTGATGTTAGGTTGTTCGAAGTAGCCCTTCTTGCGAAGGAAGCCGCGGGGTTGGAAGTTGGAACCTTGAGGGGATGCAGAGCCGCCCCATTCCCAATAGAACTCACGGAAGGCGAACATGGTGGGGATACCAAAGGCCTCGGCATTGCCGTCGTTGTTGGGTTCGATGGAGTGGGCGATTATGAGTTCTCGGGTTCGATTGGCGCCACCGGCATCGCGGTAGAGTTGTTGGACGGAGTCGGAGCAGTTGTCAAAGCCGAACTCAGCCACAACTGCGTCCACCGTGAGCGTGAACTCACGATAGAAAATGGTCGGACGGTACTTACCATCAATGTCGACGTAGTACTCCCCTGCGCAGGGGTTGATGCAATTGATGACATTCTCGAAGTCCTCGTAGATGAGCATTGAGGCAGTGCCGAAGATCACAAGGTCGAAGTAGAACTGGGCGATGGTGTTGTAGAAGTTGGATTCGGAGAAGATGAGGTAGAGGAGGCGCTCACACTCAGCGAGCCAAAGCGAAACGGGAGACGTTTGCGTTGAATCGATCTTGCCAATCCGGAGTTTGAACCAAGGTCTGGTGGGTGAGCTCTTGCCACTCACGAGGCCGGAGGCTAGGTTGCGCGCACAGATGACACCAGTCGAATCGAGGATATGCTGATTGATCGGAGAGCCTCGAGCCATCATGTTTGGGGTTATGATCCACTTGTATCTCCTCGGGAGGAAGTAATCGGCTAATTCACGCCAGTGGGTCCACCAAGAGTAGCGGTTGACGCGAAGGCCAATGAGGCGACCTTCGGAATAGCGAAGGGCGGCTTGGTCGCGGGTGTTGCCATTGGCTTCGATGGGTGGTGGGGTATGGGCGTTCATGAAGGTTCCTTACCGCCCATCTGCGGTGGGAGGTCGGGAATGAGACGCCCTTCGTCATGCATTTGCGCGGCCGCCATAAGGGCAAAGGGTTGGGAAGGTGGAGGGCGAGTGTCTTGAAGGTGCTTGGGACCTTTGGTCGATGGCTTCGCAGTGGGCATGGGAACTACGGGCATGGGCGCACATGCCAGCAAATGCCAACGCGGCCGAGGTAGAGAATGGCCCAGCGCCACGAGTGGCAGTGGCGAAGGTTGATCCATCCCCACCAGACGCCGGAGCGGTAGATTGTGAGGTTGGTCGGGCCTAGACGCATATCACTGTCCCAAAAGTGTCTTGGATCCGCTTTGGGTATTCGGAGTCGCTGCTGCACCGATGAACGATTGTTGCTGCGGTGGCGGCTTCTTGGCTTGACCCATGGGGTTGGAGGCCGGTGGGGCCGAAGCGGTGGGAGCAGGAGCAGTTGGGGAGGCCGGTGTGGGAGCGGGAGCGGCGCTGGCACCACCTCCCGCAAGGCCAGCGGCTGTGGCACCACCGACGGCAGCGAGGGCGAGGCCGGTAAGGGTGATGGGGTCGACCATTATGCACTCATCCTTTCTGAACTATATGGATCATACTCTGACTCGACTAGAGGTTTATGTGGATGGTCGCCTCCAGCATAGGCATTTGATGCCAGTGGTCCACCAAAGGTTAGGCAGAAGGCATCGAGAGTGTCGAGGTCAAGGTCGGGGTTGTCGTCAAGCAAGTCCTCTTTGGAAACCAAGATGATTTCATCACGGAGGTTGAAGGTGTATTTGATGGCAAGCATTGCGGCGCGAAGGTCAGGATCGATTGGCAACATGCCGCCCTTGAGCCAAGCACGAGCAGCGCCGTACATAGCCGCTCGCATGTTGGCATAACGTTCTCCGGAGTTGTCGTTGACGACGCCGGTGATGGAGTCCTTTTGTTGGAACTGAATGCCGAGGACGTAGAGTTGCTGACGCCGGCAGTTGTCAACGACGCCGCCACCGACACCGCCTTCGTCTATGAAGATTCCATCGGGCCGGAGTTCGGTGAAGCAGGAGTGAACTCGGTTGGCTACTTCGACGGTGGAGAGGCCGTTGTAGACTCGCTTGGGAATGGAACGGGCGTCCCGGCCTTTACGAGGAAATAGAACGGAGTTGTTTCGGCCGAAGCGAGCGACATCGACGCCAAGCGCCAGTGGTGTGAAAGCATCCACAAATACCTCGCGATCAGGCGCCATAGCTGCATCGATATCAGTGGCGCTGAAGAACTCCATCTCGCCGATTCGTGGGAACTGGCCCAAGACACGGACGCGAACAAAGTCAGAGTCGGCGCCGTAGGCCTTGATCCATTTCTCAAAGCGAGACTTGTTCGTAATAGCAACAGTCCGCGAATCGATCTGTCTGGTGAGCCAAAAGGCATTGTGTTTTCCTCCTTCGAAGCATTCACGGAAGCGGCCGGAGTTGCGGGTGGGGTTGCCGAAGCAAAGCCACAGGATTTGGGTTTTGGCGTCGGTGAGGGCGCCTTCGGCGGTTTCCCAGATGAGGTCGTGGATGGCTGAGGCCTCGTCGAAGATCATCAGGATGCGCTTGCCTTCGTTGTGCATACCGGCAAAGGCTTCGGGGTTCTTTTCGGACCAGGGGATCATGTCGATGCGCCATGTGCGCTCTCGGCTAGGGTCTTTGCTCAACAGTGAGGTGGCATTCAGGGTGAAGTGTTCTCGCGCGAACCAACAGAGGTTGAACCACTTACCGAGGGCGGCCCAGGTTTTGGTCTTGAGCTGGGTTTCAGTGTTGGCGGTAACGATGCCTAGGGTGTCGGGAAAGGTGGTGAAGGCCCATAGGATGATGATTGCGACGAGGGCGGACTTGCCGATGCCGTGGCCGGAGGCGACTGCGATTTGGATGGCCTCGTCGATGTTGAGGATGCGATCGCGGATGGCGCAGAGGACCCAGACTTGCCATGGGTCTAGGACGTGGTTCTCCAACACTGTTCCGGCTTCGCCCCACGGGAAGGCGCCTAGGGCGAAGGCATAGGGATCGTCGGCGACGGAGGCGAGCCAATCGAGGAGGTCGGCGGACATGGCTGAAGTTGAAGACGCACCACCGGCAAGCGCAACGGCACCCACACCGGTAAGTAGTTGTCGTCGATTCATATCCATGCAGTGATGCTTTCGGAAGGAACGTGCAGCCCTGGCGGGCACTGAGGTGGTCGGGACCCCACAGAACGATCGACACCGAACGATGTCCGACTACCATCTGGGCGATCAAGCATCTGTAGGGTCCCTACTATGACAGGAGGCCATTACAGTCTCCTGAACGACGTTGGCCCCAGAGACAAGGCTAGGGCAGGGGGAGTCTCTGGGGCCGCCCGAGCCGGTTGGCTTCGGGCCTGAGATGAACGCTTTCGGGCGGCTTCGAGTTGAGACGCGAAGTCGACATTGACGTTCAGGTTCTTTTGCATCTTGCCGTAGCCGAAGCGATCGGCGGCGTCGCGGGAGATGGCAATGAGGTCTCGAGTGGGCAAGGATTCGCCCGAGTCTTGAGCTTCGTCCAGTTTGTCCCCAAGCATGGTCTCAGCCTTGAGCATGTTCGCAGTGGCGACTTCCATGTAGGAGTCGACTGACTGAACATAGTCCGAGGTGACAATGCCACGGTAGTGAGCGACCAGTTCGATGAAGGCAGGGTCCTGCTTAAGCATAGCAATGCGATTGGCAGTACGGCCGGTGATGGCAGCCACATCGACATTGGAAAGGCCGGCCGCCACGGCTCGAGCCACACGGTGATGGCCATCGCTAAGGGACTTGAGGAGGGTCTGAGGGCGCTTCTCAAGGAGCACACTCAAATCCGCACGCGCAAGCACCCGGATGCCAGAGATCTCGGGTTGGGCGGCGTTGATATGGCCTGCCTTGAGGGGCACGGGTTAGATCCTTCGTTCGAAGCCTTGAGTGGGCGGACGGAAGTTCAGTGGGACTCCAGCCACAGAAATGGGTTGCCGAGTCAATGGGGTTGGAGCCTTGAGCTTGATGTTGAACTTCGGCTTGTATAGGTCGATCATGGCGGCTTCGAGGCGGTCAAGGTCTTCAACGCGACAGGGGAGGACGTAGACTTGGTCGAATAGCACCCCTCGAAGCGACACCGGCATCCAAGCAGGCACTGACTTCCGGCCCCAGTTTGAGCGATGGGCCTCCACTCGGGCAATCATCTTCTTGCCCTGACCCACGTAAACCACCGCGCCATCCCGAACCAAGGCATAGACGCCACACCGAACGATCGGCGTCACATCAACAAAACCCTCCAACATCGCCTTCACTCCAATCGTGGCAGAGTCGGTCTACCACCGTCACCCATCACTATGGCACATTAGGCGTGAATGTCAAGCACCCCATTGTATGCATGATTCAATTTTCTTACACAATTTGCTGGGGTAGACTGGCCCTCGCGTGGGGCCAAAATTTTGGCCCCACCCCCGGCCAACGGCTGAGGGCAGGGCCTATGGTGCGGTGCAGCTACCGCAGCGCGGGATCAGAACGACCGACGCGTCGGTGCGACG